TCAAAGCCGTTGTGGGTCAGACTGATATTTCAGCAGCCACTGGAAAGACTTCTACTACAAATGACGGTGGTGCTACCAGTAAAAAGAATACTGGCAACACTACAACAAGTTTAGGCAATGGTAAATTAAACTGCCAGTTGCTATTTGACATAAATGCCAACGGTGTAAGGGAACTTTCTAGTGATGAAGATAAGGCTCTTGGAAAATGTTCAATGTCTGCAAAGACAAGAAAAGGTGTTACTACATTTAGTGACGAGGCTGAAAAAAATGCCGGAGCAGCATTAAATAGGACTGCTGGAACTGGAAAGGCATTACAAAAGCACTCAGTAAATCCGAATAAGAAGGAGACTTATTAATGTCACAATATATTCCTGTTCCTGATACAGAATGGTCTACACAAACTGTAACTCTGGATGGCACTGTCTTTATAATTGAGTTAAAGTACAAAGAGAGGCTTAACAGATGGTTCTTGACGCTATCTGATGTTGATGGTAATGTATTATTACATGAAAAGAAATGCCTTGCAGACCAATCAATCACAGGACGCTATGTAATTCCTTCATTAGCTGGAGAGCTTTTTGTTGAACGAATGTACGGTACTGATTTACAACCTACCAGAAATAACTTCGGAAGAGAAAAGGCATTTGAGCTTAATTATTACACTCAAGAAGATATGAGATTAATGGAGAACTTATAATGTCTGTAAAAGATAGCACTGCTGGGGCTTCTTTTAGGTGCTATCAATTGGCTGTAGGTAGTGAAACTACAGCCTTTAATGATAAACCTACAAGCCATGCTAAAGATTCTATGCAAATGGACTATTTCGACAACTTACAATTCACTTGTAATGTGTCTTATACGTCTCAGAAAAATAAAGTAACCTCCGACGACACCACTTTTGAAATCTACAACCTTAATAAAGAGATGCGAGCCAAATTCAAAACCGTTGGTGCAACAGTTATGCTCAGAGCAGGTTATACTACTGGTTTTAAAAGAGACTCAAACGGTGACCTCATTATTGAATATGACAGCCTTCCATTAATTTATCTAGGCACTATTGAGTATGCTTATACCTATAAGCGTGGTGTTGATATGATTACAAAGGTTATCTGTTCCAATGATAAAATGGAAAGAACCACGATTAAGACATCAATTTCCTATAAAGCAGGGACAACACGTAAAAGTGTAATCAGAGATTTAGTTAGTAGATTAGGCTTCTCACTTATTGATGAAGACCTTTCAAGTATTGATGGTTACACTTACAAGAATGGTTTTAGTGTTTGGGGAAGTGTTGCAGAGGCACTTACAAAGGTTTGTGAAGAAAGTAGTTTACGTTGGTATACATTTAACAAGCAAATCCGAGTAGTTCCTTTTAACGCTAAGGCTAGACAACTTTCTTGGGAAATTTACCCATATAACGTTATTGATTCTTTGCAAGGATACTACAGAAGAACTAGAAAGGTTCTTAAAAAAGAGAATAAGACAGTTATCAAAGTTAAAACTGGAGTCCGTTGCAAAATCCATTTAGATGGGAGAATTAAGATGGGTGATAACGTCACTATTAGGGAAAGTGAAGATTTTGAAGGTCAGTATCGAGTAAAAGGTCTTTCTCATAATCTTGATTTTACTGGTGGTGCTTGGACAACTGAACTTGATTTAGAGAAGGTGGAATAATGAAGTCACCAGTTACTAGAATGTCTGGGTATGTTTCAGAATGCCTTGATGAATTTAGAAAAGAACTGTATACTGGATTACCAGCTATTATTCAGTCTTTTGATTCAAAGACTCAAACAGCCACTGTAAAACCACTTTACTCTATTAACGGTTTACCTATGCCAGAGATTACTGGTGTGCCTGTTCAATTTCCCAGTGGTGGTGGAGCATCTTTAACATTCCCAGTAAAAACCAATGACAGATGCTGGTTAGCTTTCTCAATGTTACCTTTAGATGACTTCGTTGTCAATGACAAGAATGTTCAGATGGAAACAAACATGAGGAGGACACACGATATCTCAGACTGTGTAGCTTTCGTAGGCATCTGCACAAGAACACAGAATTTTAAACCAGACCCAACAGCAGTCAGACTCCATTTCGGTGACTCTGTGTTAAGAGTTACAGATGATGGTAATTTTTATTTTGAAGGTGATGTACACATTTCTAAAAACTTGTACGTAACAGAAGAAGTACATGGTTCAGATTTTATCAGTGACACGACTGGTGTGAGCTTTAATGAACACACGCACCATTATTACTGGACAGACCCTGCTGGTGAGGCTGATACTACAGAGGCACAATAATGAAAACAGACTTTGCATTAAATCTAGGTGGTGATTATGTTGCCACTTTAGGTTCAGATTCAGTGTATGTGGCTCATGGTGATTTAAAGATTACTGGTAACCAAATTAGAATTATCCCAGAAGATGATAAAGCTACTCAGGTTGCTCAAAGACTTCATATCAGATGCCTTTTAAGGGCTGGTGAAGTCTTCTTTAACACATCTGCTGGGTTCCCATACTTACAACTTGCCAAATTTAAACAGAAAACTTCTATCTTTGACAATTATATGAAAGCTTACCTTGTTGAAACAAGAGATGTATCTAACATCTATAACTATTCTTCTTCAATGGATAATGCTCAGAGAAAAGTGACTGTTAATTTTGATGCAACTACTACAACAGATATTTTAACAGACATTACGCAAGAGGTTAATATCTAATGGCAGGATTAACTACAACAGGATTACAAACTCTAAGATATCAGGAAATTTTTGATAATATCAAATCAAGACTTCTTAGAGATATTTCACCAAACCTTGACGTTTCTGAAGATAGCCAGCTAGGTCTCTTCCTAGCTTCAATTGCAAGGTCTTTAGCAGACACCCATGAAATTCTGTCAGAAATCTATGATGGTGGAACGATTGATAAAGCTGAAGGTTTTAACCTTGATGATATTACAGCTTTAAACGCTGTGTATAGATATGTTGCTCAAGCTACAAGAGGTCAAGTAGAGTTTACTGGAACAACAGGTGCAACAATTCCGGCTACAACCAGATTAAGAAGCACTGCTGGCAATATCTTCTATCCAGTTTCAAACATTACATTAACACCTTCATATTGTGTTGAAGCTATTCTTGAAGTTAACTCTTTACGAACTGATGCAAATTATGTTATTATTATTGATAACGTTATTTTCTCTTATCAGCCAAAGCCTTCAGATACAATCACAGTACTCTTGACTGAACTTGCTAATGCAATCAACGGTGGTATCGTAGCAAAAGCCGAAGTAATCAATGATGGTTCAGCGTTAAGGGTTTATAAAGATGAAGGTGACATTATTGCAAGAACCAACCCTATGGTTGTGACTGCTACAACGTTCCTTACATTCACAAAAATTACAACTATCCACGATGTTGTTGCTGAGGAAGTTGGTGCAATCCCTGCATTAGCTGGAACGCTTATTGAGATTGAAACCACCGTGGATGGTCTTGACAGTGTATACAACCGATATGACCTGACAACAGGTAGAAATGAAGAAACCGATACAGAACTTCGTCAGAGATATTTAGAATCCCTGTCAGTCACTGGTGTAGGTACTCTTGATGCGATTGTAGCTGCTGTTAAGAGGGTTCAGGGTGTATCTGATGCTTCAGGCGTGGAAAATGATACTGAAGAGACAAGCTCAGAAGGACTCCCACCAAAATCTTTCAAGATTGTTGTAGTTGGTGGTCAAAATGATAATGTTGCTCAAGCAATCTGGGATACTAAACCTGCTGGTATTCGAGCTTATGGGGCTATCTTTGGGACAGCTTATGACTTAGGTGGATTATCCCATAATATTTACTTCAGTAGACCAACACCTAAGTATGCTTTTGTAAAAGTGTCTTACTCTCTATATAATGAAGAAAGCTTGACAATTCCAGAAGAAGATATCAGAGACAGTATTATTCAGGGTATTAACGCTTATGGTAGAACTTTGAAAGTTGGTAATGATGTTATTCCTAATAGAATCTATGGGTATATTTATAATGTCATTAAGGGTATTGAGATTAATGAAATCAAAGTAGCACTATCCAATAGTCAGTCAGTACCTCCGAGTGATGGGCAGTACACTACAGCAAGAATTACTGTTGATGGTGACCAATACACTGTATGGGAAAGTAGCCAGTACACCATTACTAAGGAGTGATAATGTTTCAGAAAATTGATGATGTTTATTACAAGACTCTTGATGAGAGGACTGTTACACAGTTCAAAGAGAAATTCATCTATACGAGTTTGCTGAAAGCTATCACTGATGAGTTACAAACATTGGAAGATGTTTCATGGCAAATGCACACTGAAAGGAATATCAGGAAGGCTATTGGACAGCAACTTGACAATATTGGTGCATTAATCAAAGTTCCACGACCACTTGGTGCTGATGATGAAACATATAGAGCAATGCTTTATATTCAGATTTTCTTAAGACGCTCTGATACTACTCCTACGTTTTTGCAAAAAGCCATTATGACACTGTATAATGCAACATTTTCACAGGTTTTTGAGCATATTACACCTATGACTGCTGGCCTCGTAATCAGGGTTAACACAAGAAATAACGTTATTGACACAGCATACACATTAGCAAAAATTTCTGCAACGACTATTGGCTCAGCAGTTATTCTAAGAGATGTAACTCTGAATGGGACTGCTTGGACACCTGTAGAAGTCGCTGACTCAGCTTTAGCAATTGTTGATGATAAAGATAACTGGTTTGTTACAGATGCTAACAAAGGTCTTGTTACCAACAATACAGGGGGTTCTTTAGAGAAGAGCTTGCTAGGTAGTTTAGCAGATGCTGGAGTTAGAGATGCTTATTTCAAGATTGACAGAACGGCTAATAGTGGCTCAGTAGATTACTTAAAAGTTAATAAAAATTATAATGCTACAGACAACTACATCGTTGGTAAAGAAACTGTAGCAGGTGGTGATTATGGTGTTATGGCTGAAGTAGCTCAAATCATCAAAGGTAGAAAAGATAAATCACAGCAAGAAGGAAGTTCTTAATGGCATTTTTAAATTGGTCTACAGATGAAGTAGATGCTGACGGTAACCAGCTAAAAGTATTACCACCACCAGAAATTCAGGCAACTGGTTTATTAAGAGGTGAACCAATGGGTCGCCAATGGTTTAACTATATCTTGAACTATCTCCTGAAGAAAGTAAATGGCACTGTTGGTGAGGTAAGGTCTTTTGCAACTGCGCAACCAGATTTAGTGGCTAATGGCTGGAAGCTTATTAAGACCGAAACAGGCACTGCATCAACAAGCACAAAAAACCTTTATACTTATGAATTTGTAGGAGCTTAATAATGGCAGTAGGTGAAATTCAAATTAGTGCCTTGCCTCAAGCAGCCTTACCAATTGACCTTAGTGATATCTTCCATCTTAAGCAGGGTATTGAGGATAAGAGGTGTACTCTTGAGCAATTACTTGCTCCACACTCAAGCCTAAGAAATAACCCTCATGGTGTTACTAAGACACAGATTGGTTTAGATAATGTTATTAATGCTCTTCAGTTAGTTGCTGCAAATAACTTATCAGATATTGTTAATGTAGCTGAGGCAAGAGCAAATCTACAGATTATGTCTTCAGAAGAGGTTAATAATCTTGTCCAACAACATATCAAGGACAAGAGTAACCCACACAATACAACTAAGGCACAGGTTGGTTTAAGTAATGTTCAGAACTGGACAACATCTAACCTGTATAATGAAGATGCAGATAAGTATGCTACAGCAAGAGCAGTAAATAACTTGTACAAGGCTGTTCAGGCTTCTTATCCAGTAGGTACTATCCATCTTTCTATGAACTCTGCAAACCCTTCTACATACTTAATTTGTGGAGGTACTTGGGAGTTGGTTTCAAAAGGTAGGGCATTGGTTGGTTATGACTCTGATACAAGGCCAGCAGGTTCTGTATTTGGTGCTTCGACTGTCACTTTGTCAGTTAATAACATGCCTCAACACTCTCACTCTGTGTCTCTTAGTGGTGGTGGTCACACTCATAATGCAACTGTGTCAATTTCAGCTTTTGATTATGGGACTAAGACTACCAACTCTTTTGACTATGGGACAAAGACCACCAACACAACTGGTAACCATAATCACGTTGGCAGTGGGTCAACAAGTGCTGCTGGTGCTCACAACCACAGATTGACCTATGAAGCAGGTGGTGGTCTATCGGAAAGACCTGCAATGGTTTGGTCTACAAGGAATGACCAATCATGGTACTCAGCAGATGCTGTCTGTGAAGTCGCTGGTGAGCACACCCACTCTTTCAGTGTTACCACTAACACAACTGGTAACCACAACCATACGGTGGGTATTGGTGCTCACAGTCACACAGTTGGTATTGGTTCACATACGCACAATGGTACTGTGACAGTTTCTTCTTCTGGGCATACGCATAGTGGAAACACGAACAGTGTTGGTGGTGGGCAAGCTTTCAACATTGAACAGCCATCCTTCGTGCTGTATGTATGGCAGAGAACAGCTTAATTTCTTTACAGGGGCTTTATAGCCCCTTTTAAGAGGAAAATTTATAATGGCAGATTACAAGTTGAGTGAATTAAACTCAATCGACACAATCCGTTCAGACGACCTTCTTCATGTCAGAGTTAAAAAGAGACCTGAAATGCTGGGTGATGAAGACCGTCGAATGACCTATCGAGATTTCTTAGCATCTTTTAAACTTGAAAGATTTGTTCAGATTGCTGGTAGTACTATGACAGGTGACTTAGGGATTGTTAAGTTACTTTATGGTGGTAAGGTAGTGTTTGACCCAACAGGCTCTTCTGAGATTAATATTGGGGATGTTTTAAAGACTTTTAAAATTAACGCAAATGGCCTTAAACTAACTATTGCAGATGCTTCAAGGTCGGCAACTGTTTATCATACTCTGAATAAGCCAAGCCCTAATGAACTTGGGATGAGAACTAATGAAGAGAATGATGCAAGATATGCAAGATTAGCTGTAAATAACACATTTAGAGGTACTCAAGCTATCCTCTCTGATAATGAAGCTCTTATTGTTAAGAACATTACACAAGGAATGCCGCTATATATTCGTGGTCAAGATGTAGATGGCACTAACAGGTGGTATCTAGGTAATGATAATAGAGGTGCAGATAATCTTGTTATCAAAAATGTCAAATCCGGTGCGTATTTAGCTCTTCTGGATAACCTAATTTCTGTGAACAAATCTATCCAGATTACTGGTCAAGTTCAGCCTTCTGATTGGGCTAACTTAGATGCTAGATACTTCACTCAGACAGTGGCTAATCAGAGATTTGCACAGTTAACCGCTAATAATACTTTTACTGGTACTAACATTTTCGCTAATTTTATCGCTAAGAAGAATGCTGAAGCCATCACTCTGCAAAATGTGGACACTGCTCCCTCTTTATATATTCGAGCAAGAAAGTCAGATGGGAATTATAAGTGGTACATTGGTAATGACGGTGATGAGAACATTTTAAAAATCTATAACTACCTAACAAAAACACAAGTCTCACTAGGTAACACTATTGCCATGAACAAAACAGTTCAAATTGATGGTCAAGTACAACCTTCTGATTGGACTAACATTGACTCTAGATATATTCCAGCAGGAACTTTGAGTAATCTTGCTAAACTGAGTGATGTAAACAATTTCAGGTCTGCACAGATTATTAATCAAAATGGCTTATTGTTACAACTAAGGAATACTGCACAAGACAATGGGTTATACTTTGCTGGTTTTAATGCTGATGGTGTTAGAAGGTGGTATATTGGTAATGGGGAACCAAGCAACCCAGAAAGGTTCACTATCCACAATGACAGGACTGCTACTACCATTTACATGAAGGATGACTTCTTACTGAACAAAACAGTAAGAATCACTGGTCAAGTTCAACCTTCTGATTGGTCTAACTTGGATGCTAGATATTTCTTAAAAACAAAACTGTTAAACCAATCTTTAATGACAAGGACAACTAATAGATTGGATGACTCAGCATCATTCAACAAAGATTATTCAGGGTTTGTAAGAAATAACGGTATTGAGCAGGGTCTGAAAGATTTAGCCATCCATGTAGCACATGCTGCTGGTATTGCTCATGCCAGAGGTATTGGTTTTACATACGGGTCCAAAGGTCTTGATGTCTTCACATATGCTTATGGAGCAGATGGAGCATATGTTGGAGAGGCGCAGTTGTATTCAACGGCATTTAAACCATCTCCTTCAGATATTGGTGCATATACTAAAGCAGAGACTGACCAGAAGATTGCAACAGCAATTAGTGACTCTACAGACCTGAATAAAATCTACCCAGTAGGTATTGTAACGTGGTTTAATAGTAATGTTGACCCTAATACAGCACTTCCTGGGTTAACTTGGACGTACCTGAACAATGGTATTGGTAGAACTATCAGAATCGCAGCAGCAAACGGTTCAGATGTTGCTACAACTGGTGGTTCAGATTCTGTGACGTTAGCTGTTGGTAACTTACCATCACATACCCATAGTTTCTCTGCTACCACTTCATCTTTTGATTATGGTACAAAGAACACTAACAACACTGGTGCTCACACCCACTCTGTAAGTGGTACTGCTAACTCTGGTGGTGGGCACGCACATAGAATCTCACAAGGTGATAACGCTAACGTACCATCTGGTCGTGTTGCTTCATCAAACTCTGCTCAAACGCACGTTGGTTGTACAGAAAGTGATGGTGTTCACACTCACTCTGTAAGTGGTTCTGCTGCATCTGCTGGGGGACATGCTCACTCAGTAGGTATTGGTGCTCATAGCCACACAGTTAGCGGTAACACTGGTGGTACAGGTTCTGGTTCAGCATTTAGTGTTACTAACCAGTTCTACAAGTTAATGGCTTGGGTAAGAACTGCTTAATCCCTTGTTGACTGATTGTTAAGATGGTGTTAATATTCTTTATGGGTATTCTCACCATCTTGGCTGATGAGGTGATTAAATGCCTACAATCCTAGCAATTCTTCTAAAAAATCTAGGTAGCTTCTTCTGGAAACTCATTTTATCCCTTCTAAGTGAATACATGATTGAGAAAGTGTTCTTTAAGCTTGCAAGATACCTTGCGAGTAAAACAGACACACCTATTGATGATGAGTTCGTAGATAACTTAGAAAAAGCTTTTAAGGGGGAGAATAAATGAAGTGGCTAGATGAAGCTTTTAAAAATAATATTGGTGCAATTGTAGTTGGTATTTTTAGTGTTATTGGGATGTATACCACCATGCAAGTTTCGGATGGTAAACAAGAAGTGTCTATCACAACAAAGTTACAGCAGTTGGATAATTATTCCAAAAGTAATTATTCAGCTATCCGTGATTTACAGTCTGATATGAGGTTGCTTCAGCTAGGGATGGAGAACCAGAAAGTCCAGTTAGAGAATGTTAAGGGTGAGAACGCAAAACTTACTAAGACTCTTGATAAATTCTCTGATAGTGTGAATAATCTGGCTCAATCAGTATCAGCCCTCCAAGCTATTACTGAAAAGAACACAAAGAATACTGAAAAGTGAAGTTTAAGGCTCCTTTTTACGGGAGCCTTTTTTGTTTTATTTACCTACTGACAAAGGTGCTTCAATCTTTCCTGCATGTTGGTAATTGTTAATACCACCAATAAAGTCACTTGCAGTGAGATGTTTTAAGTCACTTAAAGTGTTAAGTGGGATACCAATCTCAAAAGTTGGTGCATGGAACTCTTCATTGTTCATCAGTTCATAAACCTGCTTCATATGGTTCTGATAAATCTGGGTATCTCCAAAAACACCTATCAAGTACCGTGGAGTGTATCCAGTCATCTTACAAAGAACTTCCAGAATAAAGCCATAAGATGCAATGTTAAAGGGAAGTCCTAAAAAGGTGTCTACAGAACGCTGATACCATTGTAAGTCAACTTCACCCTCGTTAGTGATATAAATCTGAAACAGAACATGACAAGGTGCTAAAGCCATTGAGTTAGCTGCAATATCTGCTGCATTCCAAGCATTAACAAGCATGTAACGGTCTGTGATATCACCCTTCATCTTCGTTACTAAGGTATCTAACTGGTCTACAACACAACCATTATGACCTTCAAAGTTTCTCCACTGAACTCCGTAGATTCTCCCACCTGCATCTTCTAACCAATCTTGTTCAGAAGAATAATTAGAGCTTAACCAGCGTTTGAAATCATCTGACCAGATTGTCCAACGTTCTCCGTCATTTTCACCCCAAGTACGGTAACGGAGTTCACCCAGTTTATTCTCACCGTTCAGGAACCATAAAGCTTCCCCAATAACTTGCCGTGTAAACACCTGTTTAGATGTTAATAGTGGGAAACCAGTTCTCATATCAAAACGAAATTGTGGTGGAGCAAATGCAGAGATAACATCTCCAGTTCGTGTAGTACGCAGTTCACCGACTGATAAAACATGGTTCAGGATATTTTTGTAACTTGTATCTGCTTGTGACATATCAAAAGTGTCCTTTTACTTGTGGAACATAAATTTCAAAGGTTGCTTTACCATCCTCTGATGGTTTTGACTGTACCTTTGTAAATACACGGTTATCATACAGCTTCTCAAAGAAGTTTTCAAAAGGTAAATGCACAGTGGCCTCTTCAGTAACTTTATGGAAAACTGTATGGAAAACTACACCAGCATACGGTAAAGCATTGACAAGGACACCTGCACCACCAATTACAAATACATCTTCATCAATAGAGCTATCAAGATAGTTCAAAAATGCTCCAAAGGATTCTTTGCTGGCCTTAGCATACATTACATCATCTTTGCCAAAATCTATGCCTAAATATGGTACAGAGTTTGTTAAGATGAGGTTTGCACGTTCTGGTAAAGGTTTACTTCCCAGAGTCTTGAAAGTTTCATTACCCATCACTACTAAGTTATTTTTAGTGAGTCTCTTAAACTCTTGCATGTCCTGTTTATGTCGAGGCCACGGCATACCAGTTGGAGTACCAAACTCCCCATTTTCACCACTTGCAAAGATTAATTTAATCATTTGTAAATCCTTTCTTAATGAACCAGTTAATAACATTCTTCACAGCTTTATTGCTATGGTAGATTAAGTGTGGTGTAGGCTGGTATAAACCATAAGCCCAGAAAGCAATGATTTCATTACATCCTGTACACCTTGTACTCTCTTCAGCAATATGACCGTTGACTATTTCACTTACCTCGCCTTGTAAGTCTGTACACCCACAATGTGGACATCGGATAGGTGTTCCATCAGACTCATAGCAGTGTTCAATTTTCATTTATTTAACCTCAAAAACTGGTTCAAGAACCAATATAAAGTCTACACAGTCATCCTCTTCATCCAGAATACCATCAAAGTTCTTAGGAACGAAGTCGAAGAGGTTCATAACAAAGCAGTCAGAAGTAACCCTAATAGTGCCTCCCATATTCTCTACAGTCAACACTGTACGACTTTCTTTTACCTCTCGCAGAAGATTGCTCACAAAGTCATCTAAGAAGTACTTCATCAGTGACTTAAAACCTTTAGGGTAATCTGTACCAGAGTATGTTTCAATCTGAGGTACAAGCTTAACATTTATGATAGTCTTTGCTAAGAATGTGCTAGAGAACATGCTATCAGGTAACTTACAAACAGTCTTTCCAGTACCTTCATGCTCAATCTCAACAAAACCAGCTTCGTCGCCACATGTGACTATTTTAAAAGATGCTTCATTCTCATACTGTGAAGCCATAAACTTTTTAAGCATTTCCTTAAGGAAATCTGCATGAGCATCTTGTAAGTAGATATCAATCATAGTTAATCACCTATTATGGGAACAGACACTTGATGTCATCATTTTTGAAAACGAAACTTGTGTAGTTGTGACCATCAACATCCAGCCAAACAGCCTGAACATCTACACCATCAAGATTGTGGTAAAGCTCTTTGATGAAGTGGTCTTTCACAATCTGGCTACTAGTTGTTTCCAGCTTAATGTTTGAGATTGCTGAACCTACAGCCATATAACCCATGACACGTTTCTTCTCAGTATGTTTAATCTTACCATCTTTGTAAGCCATAATGAGATTGGAGAGAATCTTTACACCATAATACTTTTCAAGGTGAGTAGGCACACCATAAAAGCCTAATGCGAAGTTTTCAGAGTGGATAATGTTTTCACGTTTCATATTAATCTGCCAGCCTTAAATTAAAGTTAACACCAAATTTTTCACATACTTCCAACATAAACTCAAGGGAGACATTACCAGTGAGATTGATTATGTTGGATACACGAGCCTGAGAGATACCACAAATTTTAGCAACTTGCTCTTGAGAAAGACCTCTGGATTTAATCTCTCTCTTAAAACGATGTGCAACGAAGTCTCTCATTTCGTCTACATCCATTGGACAAATATAACTCTCCATTTCAGCCTCTCTGTCAGCCTCCCAATCATCTTGTGGAGCATAAGGGTCAAAAATCTCATTCATCTTTCTTCTTCCGTTTGCGTGAAGTGTCAATCAATGAATCTATGTTTGTAGCCCTAACCTTTTCACGTTCATCGTTAAGATAATCATCAAGAGCCTTTTCAATCTGTGAATCATCTTGACAGATAACTGTAAAGACTGTAAAGCCGTCTGTATCGTCAATTATCTTACCATAACCGCTTCTGGGATGTAACTTTTTAAGAGCCATATCAAATACCTGTGCAGCTTCTGTTTTCTAAGAAATACTCAACACCATACATAGCTTTTTGCATCAAGTCTTCTTTAAACTGAATACGATGATTGAGCATAGCCTGTACATCAATATCTTCATGGTGCTTCTCTTTAATGTTTGCAGATTGCAGGAAATACTCTGCAAGAACACGATACTGATAGTCAGTCACCTTATCAGTCATCTCTGTTAAAGACTCTTCAGAGATTGGTTTAAGTAACTCACCATTAGCCAAAGCAACACCTTTAACAATCTGACAAGTGTCTTCTGGAACACCTGATAAGTCCACATTGGGGAGTTCTGTTGCATTGACTGGTAAATTCATTGCCATAACCATTGCAGCAGCTAATAAAATCTTTTTCATAATGACCTCAAAGTTATATTAAATTTTGTATTACGTTGAGTATAAAAATAAGCTATAACACCTGACTTGTCAACAGACTTTATAGCTTATTTGGCAGATTTTTTATAAGGTTACTGCCATCCTTCCATACATTACCTTACCTTACCCGACCTTACCCTACCAAACCCGACCGAACATTACTTAAAAACCCTCTTAGAAGACTCTTAAGTGATGCTGGTGAGTACCCGTCGGTTTATGATGCTCAGTATACTCACCAAATTATCTATGTCAACAACTTTTATTCGTAATCTCGAATAACTAAACCAACAGGAAACTGTAAAGACCCCTTACGAGTCATCTTCTGGAACTGAACCGTTAAAGGTTTCCCGATAAACTCTTCAGGATGCTCAGCAAGATACTGTTTCTTCTCATGAGTAGTCTTCCATGAGACATCTACAAAGACGTTAGGAAGAGTCTCTACAACGAACTTGCCATGACCACGCTTATCAGTCTTTACACCAGTCACTTTAAACTCTTCAGTGTGCATCTTCTTGTGCTTAATCAAGAAGTATGAACGGTGACAACACTCATAGAAGGAGTCTTCAGAGATTGAACGGTACATTGCACCTTCAAACTTAGCTTCAACCCACTTATCATGAGCTTCATCAAACTCTTCCCAAGAGTTAACACGGATAGTCTGTACAGGAACAACTCTACAGGTATCACCAAGCTCAATAATGGGTGAGTTATCAATAACTTCACGACGCTCAGGCCAAGTTTTTGAATTGTCACAGATATCATACCAGTAGAATTTAAGAAGGTGGCGTTCTGGATTGTCAGCATTCTTAATCATAGACACAATATCTTCTAAGTCCCAACCGTGAGCATAAATCTCACCATCAAAGTCTTCGACTTGTGGATGCAATTTAAGCAACAAAAGTAAATCTGGGATTAGTTCTGCTGGGACGTTGTAAACAGTATTCTCACGAGAATAGGCCGTGAAGCTAACTGAATCAGCATCTCTTGAAATTCTACAACGAACACCATCAAGTTTTGGTTGAGCATCAGCAGGGAATATCAAATACTTTGCATGACTAACCTTTGCAGCATCATGAGCAAGTTGTACACCTACCTTCTCAGTATTCTGTGCAGACTCTTTTGTGTAAGCATAACCTTTACGGTCAACTTGCTTTTTATACTTAGCAGCAACTTCAAAGAGAGCTTGCTGTTCAGCGTTACGCTCATTCTTTTTACCGATGTTTTTAGGTTCTGCTGTATACTCTTCAAACATCATCTTGCCATTTTCTTTACCGTAGGTTGTAATAACTTTGTCGCCTACAGCAACGCATGACCAGACGTTAAAAGAGCCATCTTTATTTTGTTTGTATAGAATTGTCATTTTATTCCTCTGAGTGATACCAAGTATTGCAAGCATTACATGCGTAAAGCTCTAGGTCATTTTTATCTGGTTTATGAAAACAGTTTGCTCCGCAGTGGCAACGAAACGTCTTTCCACCAACTGTCAGGATGAAGGATTGAACCTTTCCATCAGGAGTACGTACAGCATTTTTATGCTTATCTTCTTTGTTCATTTATCTCTTGCCTCACAATCTATGGAGCCTTTTGAGTAGAAGGAGTGCCAAGCATGTCCACCAAAGTCTTCTTTGATAATTAAATTGAATTTATAACTTCCATGTATTTTTCGTAGAAATCTAAACATTTTTCATCTTGCTCCTTTATGTAAATATCATAAAATTCAGGTGATTCTGGTCTTTCGCCTGATGCTATTACTTTAAAGTAGTATTGCTCATACGTGCAATCATTCATCCAAGAGTTGAATAGTAATTTCTTTGCATCAGTTCTTGGTGGAATCTTCACACTTCTCTCATACAACTTCTTCATTTCTTGAGTTATCTTCATCACATATCCTTGCTTTTGTCTAAGAACCTCAACCCACAGCTATTACATTCATAAAGACCAAGTTTTGTTTTATCTGGTTTATGAAAGCAGTTACACCCACATTTGCAAGAGAACTCATCACCAGCGACTGTGATTGAGAATGTCTCAATGTTTCCGTCTTCAGTTTTTACAGGTTCTGTTTTCATTTTCTCTTACCACCAATCTCTACATCAATAACTTGAACATCACCAGCAACATCAAACTTATGAATGATGCTTTCCACAGTGTAAGTCCAACCCTCGATTCGAACCAACTCACCTTCTCGTGGGACGATTGGGTTACGTTGAGCTACGGTTGTAGTGGAGTGAACAACATCATAACAGTAGATATAGTTTACTAGGACTTCCATCTTGAACACCTCACTCAATAACAGTAGTGTGTGATTGACCATTTTTTCCATAGCTATAAGATGTTGTTGTTTGAGAGTTTGGACATCTGACAACAACAATATCTCTGCTTATGGCATCACCATGTAACTTATAGACTTTGCAATCTTGCATCTCTGGTGGGAGGCTATAAGAAGCATTTTTGTCCTCGTAAGAGGGATTACAGCCAGATAGAAGGATAACACTAAGCACAATTACTGCTTTCCACATAATACTTCTCCTATTACTGTTCACGATGTTCTACTTCTCTGTACGTTCGTCGATAGTTTATAATAAGCTGTGCTAACTCGTTGCTTTTAACATCTGAACGTAGAAGTTGCCAATCAAAACCTTTACCGACTCTTCCATACAAACTAAAGAATTTTACTTTGCGTTTCATTTTGGTATCTCCAATACTCAGATGTCAATGCTAATACGTTCACCCTTAAGGACTCCTGTACGGTCCCTTGCAATCTTACCGTCAACAATAAGGATATGTGCAGACCTTAAAGATTCGCCATTAAAAGCTTTTACGAACTTACAAGGCATTACCACAATAGACATCTCCTGAATCAACTCTGGAGTATAGCAATTGTCGTGAAGTTGCTGAATAACGTCTGCAAGTGTCATTTTTGATGTCTCCAATACTCAATGTCAATAAGTTCTTGTGCAACGCTTTTCAGATTACCTTTCAAGAAAACCTTCTCAGAACCTGAAAGAGATGAATTGTCAATTAACCTGTTCATTCTCTCAAACAACTTCTGCTTACGATTTTTGATAGTCTCCTTTGAAGCACCTTTCATCATCGCTGCATGGGTTCTTCCACGGTGGCTCATAAGCCCTCCTATATAAGATATTGTATAAGGTACTCTTCCCTGAGCACCTTGTCAACTTAGTTTTGCAAACTCTCCGTGGAGTTTAATAGCAGCTTCACAGTAAGCTTTATGGGCTTCTTCTGGTGTGTCAAATAAGCCAAGTGATGTCCTTTTACCTCTGCATGTTATAGCAGCCCTCCATTTATTGCAGTCTTTAAAATAATGCACACCCTTGTAACCTGACTTGTTAGCTGTCTGCTTAACTCTGTTTTGGGCGTTTCCATACTTATCAGTCTCCCTAAGATTAGAGATATGATTATTACTTCTGTTACCATCAATGTGGTCTATCATCTTAGTGGGCTTGTAACCATGCTCGAACCACCAAACGAGGTGATGAACTTTTATTACGACATCTTTGAATTTAAGTACTTTGTAACCATAAGCATCACTTCCTCCTGCAATCTGCCCAGCTTTAGCTTGCCTATTCCTGTCATACTTGTTGTAGAAGACCCCTTTGTCGGGGTCATAAATAAAATTATCCTTGTAGTCTTGAAGTGTTAGTGTACGGCGTACCATGTCTTACCTACCTTACCAGTGCCTGTAACAAGCGTCTTACTCTTTAATCCAAGATTTTTTGATGCTTGACCATACATTCTATCAATAATCTCCTTAACATCTGGTACAGCTTTTGTTGGAACCTCTAAAGAAACTTCGTCGTGGTAACTACAGACCCATCTAGCACCAATAGCTGGTTTCCTACCATTTAGAACTGTAAGTTTTCGCTCTGTTAACTCTCTATTAGCCAAGTTAATCCCCTCATTCTGTACCTGCGCCTCACTACCCATGAGTGTGAAATTCAATAACTTATGTGGAGATTTACACCATAACCACGCTCCAGCGACTTTGATATAACCACCTTTGGCAATTGCAGAAGTTTTTCCAAAAACCTCTTCAAGTGCCTTCTTAGTTGCTTTGAAGTCTTCCTCTAACCTGTCAAGCAGCTTTTTAATCTTAGGTAGACGCACAAAGTAAGTTTGTTTAGTCAATGCACCTTCTTCCGTAGATGATGCCTTGATAGTTTTTGCAAACTTCTCGTCTCCGGCTCCAAATAACAGGGCGTAGATGCCATTCTTGGCCTTCTTACGACCTTTTGTAATCTCGTGGAGAAGTTCCTCATCCTGTGTTTCCCTACAACGAACAATATCTTCTTCCTTGTTCAGACCAAAGTAAATACTATTCAGTGTATGTGCATCAGTACCTGTGTAGACTTCGTAGAGGTCATTCTCAGCATCATAACGAAGATACTTATCAGTTTCTGGATTGAGGTACTTATCAAGATGCTTGCAATAGTATCTCCCATCCTCTTGCTTGGTAAATTCTACTGACTCTTTACCTTCAGTTACCGCTTTAGTGAACTCTTCATCACCCATAAAGTTACAAAGAAGAACTAGCTGTGCTGAGTTTTGGTCTACAGAGATGATATCTGTACCTTCTTCACAAGTCCAAACTTCCCGCATAGGTGCTCCATAGACAGCAGCACCAGACGGTACGTTTACAATACCATATTGTGTCATACGTCCAGTTGAAGTACCAAATACCATTGCACCAGCACTAAGGCGACCATCTGGACGAATCTGGTTCAACCAACCTTTTTCATCATCCTTTGAGTTCTCAATAGTTCTGCGTCGGTGCATCAAAGTATAGTACTTAGCAATCTTCTGTCCAAGCTCACCTTCAATCGTATCATAAGATGATTCAGTAAGTTTTGGTGAAGTACGGATTAAGCAAGGCTCAAGCAAATCTGTGTACTTCTTCACAGACCAGTTATGTTCAATGTACTGGACACCTTCATGTTCAACATAACTCAAACCACACCGTTCCACCATCTCATCCCACTTAGGATGTTTTGTAATCATCTTTTTGTTGTCTTTGAAGCGACAAACCTTAACAGGACGACCATCAGAGTCTTTCTTATAGTTCCAGTCATCTGGAATCCAACCAACTGATTTCAAGTAGTCTTTAACAACTGCTACCTGAGTCATACGAGAAACTTCGAACTCAATTGGTGTATATGGTGCATCAATCAAACCTGTGTAGCGACTTGACTCAAGCTTAAAGTGGTTAACAACATGGCTGTTATAGTACTTCACAGTTTTAACTGTTTTTACTGGCTTCCAGTCTTTGCACTTCTTACCAATCTTTGCATTCAACTCATTGCAAATTGCACGAGCATCCTTCATTGCTACAAAGCCTTCCTTGTACTCTTCGCCAGTTACAGAGTTGGTTGGTGTATAGCAATTCCGCTTTTCAATGTTAAAAATCTTTGTAGTTGGCTTACCAAATGGCTTGATTTCATATGTCTGCATCTCACCGTTGCGTACCTGTTGACGATACTTTGTCTTAGGGTACTTGGTAATTCTCTTCAGACCATCTGCATGACCAAACGCTTCAACATACTCATTCCAAGCTTTTGCAAATTCTTCTCCAGTGACTTTACCTTTGGTTTTAATAGTTGGAGGAAGATGTGGTTCAACTTCTGAAGCAAGCTCATTAGTCAACTTGTCAAGTTCCTTTACATGGAACTCCATAAGCTCTTTATCAGCTTTCCAACCATTGATAGCCTGTTGACTCATCCAGAAAGATGTCTCTTTAGCTCGCATGTAGGTTTCATAAGTGTCTATACCACACTTCTTAAGCTTCAGATATTCATTATCCAATGCACGTTTAGTTTTGGCGTTAATACGGATATCTTCCACAACACGAGTGAAGATTTCTGCATTCCACACACCCCAATGTTCAATCTCTGGTTTACGGACACCCACACGAGCACCCCATGCTGCCAAGCCATGAGCACCTTTATAGCCCTTTGGAGTTGGTCTATCCATCCACTGAACACGAGACTGGATAAGAGAATCCTGAAAGAAATTACTCCACGGCTTACACTTTGGATTATCAAAGTTCCACAAATCGGGTGCAATGTGATTGAAAACCCACCAGTCATAACCGAGACCGTTATGGATGCAAAGACGTTTTGCCTTTAACGCAAATTCAACACCTTCACGTAAACCACCCTTAATGTACTTGGTATACTTGTGACCGAGGATAGGTTCATCTGTAAAGACCCATACAGGTGGCTCTTCATCGTCAGATTTATAGTCTGCGAAAGCCATTACGTGCACTTTAGTAAACTCAAGGAGTAAACCATCAGTTTCTGTATCACCAACTAAATGTAAGTTTTTAAAATCTACGTTTTCCATTTTTACTCCCTCTAAAATCATTAACCTCATACATTACTGCAAAAAATTATAAAAAGCAAGTTGACAATGCACTTGACAAGGTGTTAATCTTTGCGAAGTGGGTTTTTACTTAAAAGGTTACTTAACAGTTTAACTATACAGATACTTTAAAACTCTTAAAAGATTATTTAATAGCTTTTAAAAAGCTTTAAAGTATAACGTATAGAATACGTTAAGATAAAAGATTAAAACTTAATAGTTACTTAAAAGAGGCTTACATGCAGAAAATGTTTGTTCACCCAGACATAGCTGACTTTGTTAGAGCTTTGCAGAAGTTGGAAGAACTTGACATTGCTGCTCAACGGGAATATGCTCACCATCACAGGAGAATGGTTGATATACAACATGAAATAGAGTTGTCTGAAAACTATGAAGATGACTTAAAATGCTCTGTATTTGAGCATATGAAAGATGTTGCTACAGCGAGACGTAAAGCTAAAGACACAGTTGCTTTACTTGATTCTCTTAAAAAGAGGTTGCAAAGTGGTACAGACCTGTGTAATCTAGCGTCACTGATTAACGATGTTGAAACTTCTTGGGATAGGCATTACTATCCACGTTCTGAAAAGACACTTGACTTTTCTTCATCTGAAAACTTAAAATGTTCTAGAAAGAAACTTAACCAACTGAGAGAGAAATAATATGAATATCGATGTAGAAAAGATGCTTGAAGAGAAAGGTGTTGATGAAGCATTCTTAATCAATGCCGTAGAAAGCATGGCTATGATTCTTCGTGGTAACAACTACACAGAACAGTTTATGCCTGCAAGCTATAACTTGCCTGAAGACAAGTCTGATAACGGTGCTTTTGCAGAACAGGTTAACATGATGCTGTGTGACAAAAAGCTTGCCTTAGCATCTATTGTTGTAGGTGTTGATGCTCTTGCAGAGTTCATTTTTTATGAAATACAAAAGAATGACTATATCAGAATGTCAGACGAAGATAAGGAACTGTTGCTGACTAAGGACACTGATTTCATTATTGATACGCTTATCTCATCAACGAGTGCTGTTATGGCTGTTCTTGAGAAGCGTATGGAAGAGAAACTTTCACGATATGAAAAACTTGATTGGGGCGTAGAAGAATTAAACCCACGAATCAAAGAGATTATCCAGCAAACTAAAGACTCTTTAGCAGAAGCTGTGAAAGATGACTCTGTAGCTGATGTAGAGCCACTACAGGTGAAGGTTGCTCTGATGATTCCAGCTATCTCTACAATGATGAATATCTTTGCACTAATCCAACTTTCTCAGATGTTGGGGGTAACCATTGAGTTCGTTGAGGAGATGACTGGTGGTGTCAGTATGCAAGCAATCAATGATGTTTTGGTAAACATTGGGGCTTCAATCATTGAAGAGAAGCTGCGTATTAACTTCGGTGATGATTTTGTGAAGCAAGTCTCAGCTATGGCTGAAAAGAGCACTCACAGATTACCAGTGACCAACTGCACTAAGTCTTTATAAATCTTACAAGCCTCCTTAGTTGGGGGCTTTTTAGTAATTAAGGGAGATAAAATGAGTAATATTATCGCATTTACTGGAAAGGCACGCTCTGGAAAAGACACCTCATGTTCTATTGTGAAGAACATCTTAGAGGATGAGTACGGCTACAATGTTGCTGTAATGGCCTTTGCAGACAACCTTAAAATGTCTGCATCAAAGATATTTGACCTGACTTGGAATGACCTGTATGGTGAAACTAAAGAGACTCCACAGGTATTTGACTTATCATATCATGAACTGATGTTTAAAGTTACGGAAGCTATGGAGTTCACCTTCAGAGATGAACGTTATCATATGGACTTCAAGCTTATGTCAGAGTTAACCGGACGATTAATCATGGAGCTTAAGAAGGTTGCTAAACCTACCATACTAACACGTCTGGGATTTAGTAAAAAGTATAAATTCTCATCAAGACAAATTCAACAAATTTGGGGTACTGAAGTTGTCCGTAAGGTAATGGGCGACAAGTTCTGGTCTAAAGACCTTGAAAAAAGAATGGTTAGATTCCATGAAATGTGCTCACTTAGAAATCAATATGGTTTTGTCTTAATCAGTGATTTAAGATTTGACTCTGAAGCTGAATGGCTGAGTAGATTTGCACACCAAACTATTGAAGTAAAAAGAGACAATGTGGACAAAGTTTCATCACATGTTTCAGAAAATGGGATTTCTACAAAATATGAGCGTGACATTATTCATAATAATGGTACTCTTGCAGACCTTGAGAACAAGCTAAGAGCCATCATTAAAGTTTAAAAGAGAGAATGAAGATGAGAGTAAAAGACAATTTTAAAGTTATTGACCACCGCTTAGTGGAACTCTCATCTCTTTCCAATGAGGTAATGATTGAACGTCTTAAGAGAGTTGAATCACGAAGGAAAGAGATTGCAGATGAAATTCATGAACTGGACAAGATTGAAAATGGATTGAAGGCAGAACTACAACGAAGAGGTGCTAATGTCTAAAGGTCGTAAATTGAAAGAGGCTGGTCAGTTTGTTGGTCATTGTGCATGTCCACGTTGTGGTTCATCAGATGCTGGTTCAATCTATCATCATGACGATGATTCTTATTCAATGACTTGCTTTAGTTGTAACAAAGGTTTCCCAGAGTGGGATTTTGATAAAGGACAAATCGTGAGCACTTATTCTACTGGTTCAGACAATAAAAACCGTACTTTCCGTGGAATGGATTTAGACGATGTGAAAGAAAACCTTGAAGCAATGGACTTGAAAGACAGGAAGATTCCTGCAAAAGTTCTTGAGCGTTTGGGTATTAAGGTTGATATTGACAGTGATGGTGAAATTGATGCGCATTTCTACCCAACTTACAAACGCAATGAAGATGGCAAGCTAGAGCATGTTGGCTACCGTGTTCGTCACCGTTACCCAGAAGACCACCCAAAAGAACACCTACGTGGTAAGCTAAAAGACTTCTCAGGTGGTGTTGGAGACATTAAAGGTGAACTGGCGATGTTTGGTTCATGGATTGCTCCAGAAGGTGGTAACCGTTTATTCATCTGGGAAGGTGAGATGGAATGCGCTACAGCAATCTACATGACTTCTTTGGCGATTAAAGATAAGTCTCGTCGTAAGAATTACTGTCACGTATCTGTTCCATCAGGTGCAAACATTAAGTCTATCAAAGACAACTATCAGTACATCACATCATTTGATGAGATTTACTTGTGCTTTGATAACGATGAAGCAGGCGCTAAAGCCACTAAAGAGGCTGCTGGTATCCTCCCTATTGAGAAGGTTCGTTTATTCCAGTATCCAGAAGGTGTAAAAGACCTTAACGAGTGGTGGACAAAGTTCTATAAAGAGAAAGATACAGTTCTGGAAGGATTTAAGCAGCGTATCTACAACGCACCTCGTTACTGCCCTGCTGGTATCAAGAACTTCGCAGATGGTTTTGAGGCAATGAAGAATCGTGGTCAGATTCCATTGATTCCTTTCCCAGAGTCTTTCGGAGATTTGAACAGGTTGACTTATGGTGGTTATGGTTTAGGTGAGATTACAACTATTGCAGCACCATCTTCAGTAGGTAAGTCAGCTTACACTCGCGAGATGATTTATTCAGCTTGGAAAGAAACTGATTATAATATCGGTGTAATTCCTGTAGAAGATACCTATGAAGAGTTGATGGAGATGCTCTGTGCAATTCACCTGAGCAAGCAGATTTCTGAGATTCCTTATGATGAACGGGATTGGGATGAGTTAAAAGGAGCACACGCAGAACTATCTAAAGGCCGTCGTATCCATATCGTTGACCATCAAGGGGCAATTGACCAAGATAACCTGCTAGAGTTTGTTGACTATCTTGTTAACAGTTTAGACTGTAAGATTATCATTCTTGACCCTATCACGTTAGCCCTGTCACGTTCTGATACGGATGAAGAAGAAGTTTTGTCTGAGCTATTGCGTCGTTGCAAACGCTACCAGTATGCGCAGGTAAACGTATGTCACGTTCGTAAGAGTGCAGGTGGTCAGAAAGCTAACTCTGAAGGTGGAGATATCTCTGAAGAGGACATTAAGGGTTCTGGTGCATATTTCCAGATTTCTATGAATAACATTCTGTTAATGCGTAACAAGGTTGACCCAGACCCTGTTAAGAAAAACTTGACAAAAATCAAGTTAACCAAGTGTCGTCGTCATGGTAAGTCAACAGGTATTGCTGGTCATACTTGGTACAATCCAGATACAGGACGTCTTATCAAAGCTTCTGGATGTGGTGTTGATATTGATGGTGCAGCAGAAAATATTCGTCAACAGTTTGGTATTGGTGAAGCTGAAGACCATTATGACGACTCTTTACCTCATTATGAAGATGAAGTGTTTGACCGTGAGACTGGTGAAGTCTATACTGAAGAACAGCGTCAAAGCTCAACGATTCCACCTGTATTAAGTGAGGATGCAGATGACTGCCCGTTTGAAACTGAGTGATAGTTATAAAAGAGATGGGTTCATACCCTTCTTTGAAGAAAAAAGTTTAAATGAATTTCAGGAAGAGTGTTTGACAAAGGTTGATAGGTTCTATAGAATGCTCTACATGAAATGTGATGGAGGCGTTGAGGTAGAAGAAAAGTTCCATCACAGTATGATAACAGTCACTATTACTATACCTCGACATAATATTGGTTGGCTGTTTATAATTAAAGAAGATGTGTTTGAATATCAAGTATATCGGAGAATATCATGAAACACTCTAAAGCATTTGAACAAGTTTTTGGGGATTCCTTAAAAGCCACTGCTGGAAAACCAGCAAAATACTATGAAGAGAAGCGTGTAAGAACTGGAAAAACTGCACGTAAAGCAGCTTCTAAAGATAAGCACAACTTCCAGTAATTAATGTTTGACAATAGAGTATCAACAAATTAGAATTGGTACTCTTCATAAATTGAGATAGAGGTTTAAATAATGTCTAAAGTTGTTAAAATGAAAGCTCCGGTAGAGAAGTATAATGGTACTGAACGTCAAACTCTGCGTTACCTTCTGAAAGATGTCTGGTTTTATTACCTGAACACTTCACCACGTCCGGGAAAAGGTAAATCCATTGATAAGAAATTCCCAGGCAAAGACTGTAACTACAGTGTTTCAATTCTGGCAGAAGATGGTAACAAGCTGTTTAAAGAGTTTACTAAGTCTAAGAAAAATCCAGAAGGTTGGGATAAAGTTACTACTGAAGCAGTTGATGCAGATGACTTCGAAGAGAAGTTTGGTTGCAAACCACCATTTGAAGCAGACACTTACTACATCTTGAAAGTAAGTCGTGCAGCAGCTTATAAAGATGGTGCTGTGTGGACAGCTAAACAGTCATTCCCTGTAATGCTGATTGAAGAAGTAAATGGTAAGCGTGTAGCTGTTAAACAGCCGATGAAGAAAATCAAAGCTCAAGCATCTGACAAACATGAAGATGACAAGAACTATGATGTAATTCATCCAGATATTGCAGTTGGTAACGGTTCTTTTGGTAGTGTGATTCTTTCTACTCACTTCTACACTTTTGAGAACAATGTTCTGACAAAACCTATTCAGGAACAGTTTATCATTGATACTCTTGTACCTTACACTGGTGGTAACGGTGCTAACGGCGAACCTGAACTGGATGAAGATGAACTGGCTATGCTTGGTCTTGATGGTGTTGAAGATAACGGTGAAATCACTGAAGAAGATGCAACAGACCACAAACCTTCGAATGCTTCTGATGATGGTGACGATGAAGACTTGCCAGACCCAGATGACGAAGAAGATGAAGACTTCGATACAGAAGACTAATCTCTAAAAGCTACTTTAAAGCCCTGTACTTAGTATGGGGCTTTTTCATATGGAGAGTCACAATGGAGAAGTACACATTAAAAAAACTTCCCGATTCAGTTACACATGTCTTTATTGACTCTGACAGTATTGCCTATAAAGGTGCTTGTGTAGTTGAGAAAGCAAAATATAAGTATGTCAATAAACTCACAGCAGAAGAGTCTGAACCATTTGATAATGCAAAAGACGCTGCAAGATGGTTAGCAGACCAGAGAATCCTTGTAGAAGAGCTTGGACTAACATTTGATGAAGATGAATGGGAAAGACAGACTTGGAAAGAAGCTAAGAGTGAAAAAGAAGCTATCATGGCTACTCAGCAGGTTCTTCAGGAATGGCTTAAAGTTGTTGGTAAAGAAAGAACTTGGGTAGGTTATTTAACAGAGAAAGGTGTGCATAAGCATAAAGACATTAAAGGTCTTGAGCACCAATATCAAGGTAACCGTAAAGATGCTGTCACACCAACACACTTAGTTGCTTGTCGTGAATATCTTTTATCCAGACCAGAGTTCAAATTGATTCTTGATGGATTTGAAGCTGACTCTATCGTTATTGCTAAAGCTGAAAAGATGGGAAAAAAGGCTGCCTTAATGAGTATTGATAAAGACCTTCGCCAAGCTGAAGGGACTTACTGCATTGATATGACCTATGAGAAGTCACCTTTGATTTTCATTGCTGATAACAACGTTGGTGAAATTTGGGATTGTCCAATAAAATCGACACCAAAAGCTAAGAAGACAGTTGGGGTAGGTTTTAAATTTCTTTGTTACCAAGCTGTGGCTGGTGATAATGCAGATAACTATTTTGGTTTAAAGGGCGTTGGTAAGGTTGCTGTAATGAAAGCCCTTGAAGGTAAAACTACTTACAAAGAGTGTCTTGATGCAATTTATGAGCTTTATGCTAAGAAAGAGTCATACACTTATGTCTCGTGGGATGGTCAAACAATTACCAGAACACCCTTAGAGTTAATGCAGCAACACTTTTTCTTAGCTTACCAGGAAAGAAATAAGAAAGACGATTTTACTTTTGATAAGTATGGGTGGACACCAAATGTTAACTCAACAAACTCTTAAAGAATACCTACACTATGACCCCGAAACAGGGGTCTTTACTTGGTTAGTTGATAGAAAAGGTAAGGCCAAAGCTGGCTCAGTAGCAGGTTTGAAACACCATAGCGGTTATATCTATATAAAACTTTTCGGAAAAAGATATGCAGCACACAGGCTGGCATTCTTGTATATGAAAGGATACCTCCCAAAATTTGTTGACCATAAGAATTGTATCAGATGCGATAACTGGTTCGACAATTTGAGAGAGTGCAGCAGGTCAGACAACAACTGTAATGCAGTCAAAAGAAGAGATAATAAGTCTGGCGTGAAGGGTGTATATTACCACAAGCAAAGAGGTAGATGGGCTGCACAAATTAAGCATAATAAAGTTTGCTACCATCTAGGTCTATTTGACTCTGTTGCTGAGGCTGAAGCAGTTGTCAAAAAGAAAAGAGAAGAACTCCATAGAGAGTTTACAAATCACGGAGAAGCTTATGAATGATTAAAGTTAAAGGTTTTGGGAGTTGCCCCACTTATGGTCACTGGATTTCACTATGTGGTGAAGTTGACCCAGCAAAGCACTTTGGTTTTGTCTACCTAGTGTACTGTAAAAAGACTGGACAGTACTATTTGGGTAAAAAACAGCTTAATAGTGTGACCAAAAGAAAAGTTGCTGGTAAGACTCGGAAGAAGGTAGTTACTAAGGAGAGTGATTGGATGACTTATGAGACTTCTTCTGAGTATATTAAAAAAGATATCGAGAGCTTTGGAAAAGAATTTTTTGACTTTTACATTATCCAAACCTACTACACGAAAGGTGGTCTAGTTTATGGTGAAGCAAACCTTCAACATAAGTTCGATGTAATGACAAAAAGGATTGACTCTAAACTCAGACTCTTCTACAATGCCAATATTGCAGCAATTAAGTTTATCACTAAAGAAACTTATGAAGATGCTGAAAAAAGAATCCATAAGGTAATGAAAGCAAACTGTGCTTGATAACTATTGAGAGAGAATAAAATGTTTAACAAAAGTAAAGCTGTGAGTCACGTAGCAAGGGTTGACAGCAAGATTGAAGAACTTGAGCGCATTCTTGCAAATGCCAGAGAGTCAATAATTAAAGAAGTTGGAGCTGTTGAGCCTCAAATGCAGCACCTAATGCTTAAACGTCAAAAGCTACGTGAGCATCTGGAATATATTGAAACACGAGAGCTAAAGGTTAACAGATTTTTAAGGAGTCCAAATGTTTAACTCAAGAGAAGCAGTAAAAAACTGGAATCTTCGTTGTGGAAACACTCAAAAGCAACCTTACAGTGATGAGTATTGGGAATCTTTAAAATCCCAGTCTCTGTGTATGCTTGAAGAAGCAAAAGAGCTTGTAAAAGCAATTGAAGAAAAAGACCCCATTGAGACACTGGATGCTCAGGCAGATTTGCAATATGTTCTTGATGGTCTGATTTATCTGTCACAACATGACCATAACGGTGCTATGAAAGCTGTTTGCCATAATAATGACCTGAAGTACACAGATGACTATGAAGAAGCTTTAAAACGTCTTGCAGATATTGAGAAGCGTACTGGTCAAGAGTGTATCATCAGAATGTCAGTGGTTGATGGTAAAGAGTGGTATGCGATTGTCCGTGCAGCCGATGGGAAGATTATGAAGCAATCAAATCTCCCTAAAGTACAACTTGGTGAATACATTGTAGAACTTGAAAGCCAAGAACTTTTTGTGGTAGTATCTGAGACATGCGTTATCTGCAAAGGTATTGTAGGTAGCTTAAAGGATTTGGGTGTAGATGGTTTTGTAGAAGTTAATCCAATTACCTCTAAAGCAGATAAAGATTTCTGTAAAGAGAATGGACTATGGATTGCAGATATTGTCTACTACGATGGTGAGCAGTTCCATGTAACCTCATACCCGAAACTGAATTATGATGCTAATAACCTGAAGTGCTGGTTAAAAGGGGTTGGTTATAATGGATTCACAGAACATTAATAAAGAAGGTGTGGCTCAGAAGAGCCACTTCTCAAACTACAATATCTCTATGACGGTGTTTATGAATGACCCGTTACTTGAGAAGTATGGTGAGACTCCAGATACACTTCTGGATAATGAACAAGTTTTAAAAGCAGTCCTGTACAAATATGGGATTGATATTGAGAAAGAGTATTCTTTTGAAATCTGTCAACACAGGAATACTTTTGGTAAAGTTGTAATGGCTCCACTCTTCATGGGTGTAGAAAGAACTGACTATGGTTGGTTATATCTAAAAAGAAACTTGGAGAAATACCGTGTCTAAAGCAAAAAAGCTGTCTTATGATGACATTATCTCAGGTGCTAAATTAGGTGTTGATAGTATCGGACAAGATGTTAAGCACGGGGACACAGTTATGTACTGTGACGACCGAAGAGGCAGAAGTGCAATCTTGTTTGGAAGAGTTGTTTGCAAGATGCGAGGTAATTACGTTGTTGCAGACATGGATGTGAACGTTACACAAAAACTTGAAACACTTATGGATGATAATACACCATCATCATGGTTCTTCCTGAATTGTATGCACACTTCTTCAGTCACAAAAGTAAGTGATAAGTTTTACGATATGTGGCAGAATGAGCAAATTTTCAAGATTTAAACTAGGGAGCCTCTTCGGAGGCTCTTTTCATCTGTAGGATTCAAAATGATTAAGACAATTAAAAAATCAAACGGTACAGTAGTAAGCTTTGACCCAGAAAGACTGAATAAGTGGGCATCATGGGCAGATAAGCGTGGAATTATCTGGTCAGAAGTCACTATGGAAGCCATGAAGCGTGTCTATGAGGGTTGCACTACAAAAGAGATGCACCAAGCCATGATTGATGTTTGTGTTGATAAACAAACTCAAGAGTACTCAGATATGGCTGGACGGCTACTTCTAGGAATTATCTACAAAGAAGCTTTTGGAGGCTTTACTAAGGTTCCTACGCTAGTTACCTTCGTTAAAAATATGGAGAGAGCAGGACTTTGGGAGAAGATGGACTATTCTCAGGAAGAGCTTGAATACCTGCAAGGGTACATTGTGCACTCAAAAGATATCTCTTATGGTTATGCAGTCCTGAAACAGTTCAGAGACAAGTATGGTATCCGTGATATTAAAACGGGAAGACTTTTTGAGTCACCACAGTTTATGTTTATGGGTATGGCTATGAAAGCCTTTGAGAAGCAACCAAAGCACCGTAGACTGCAAGATGTTATCAAGCTGTACACTTACTTATCTGACCTGAAGATTAACGCCCCTACGCCTTATCTGAATGGTTTAAGAGCTACTAAATCAGGTTATGCGTCATGCTGTTTGATTAAGGCGAATGATACTGCTGAATCTCTAGGTATTGCTGCAAAGGTTGCCTATGACATGACCACAAAGCAAGCTGGTATTGGGATGCTGATGGAGACTCGTACTATTGGTGATGGTATCCGTCAAAATACTATTGAGCACATGGGTAAACTACCTTATTACAAGCTTGTACGTTCATCTGTAGAGGCAAATAAACAGAAGAGTCGTGGTGGTTCAGCTAACAACTTCTACACTGCTCTAGACCCGCAGATTGAAGATTTACTACGTTTGAAGCACCCTACAACGGTTCCTTCTAAACGTATTAACGAGATGGACTACTCATTTGGTACAAATGATTATTTCTGGCAGTGTGTTCAGTATGATACAGATTGGTTGCTATTCTCTTACAAGGATGCACCAAAGCTCTATGACATGTTCTACACAGCATCTGCTGATGAGTTTGCTATGGCAGTTGGTCATGCAGTACATTCAGGTGTTAAGCACAGACGAGTAAAGGCTCGTGAAATTGCTAAACTGTTTATCCAGCAGCGTTATGCAACAGGCCGTGTGTATCCATTCTTCACAAATAATGCAAACACACATACGCCATTTAAAGAGCCTTTGAAGATGTCAAATCTTTGTATGGAAATTGTGTTGCCAGTGTACGGCTTTGAGAAAGAGACAGACCTTTACAGAGATGATGCTGTGAAAGAGGATGGTGAGGTAGCTCTTTGCTTCCTAGCTAGTTTGGTTGCAGGGAGAATTTCAGAAGATGAATACGCTGACGTTGCTTATTATGCTCTTGCAATGGTTGACTCCGTTATTGACCTTATGGATTATCCGTATCCGTCGATGCGCAACCATGTTCAGAAGCGTCGTTCTGTTGGGATTGGCCTTACAAATGTGGCTCATTACCTTGCGAAAAACTACGTGAACTACTCTTCAAGAGCAGGCAAGACAAAGCTTCACGAACTTGCAGAGATGCACTCTTACTATCTGCATGAAGCTTCTCTAAGACTTGCTAAAGAGCGCGGTGTACCTGAATACATGAAGTTCACTAAGTATCCTGAAGGTTGGGTTCCTCCGAAGACAGCTAACAAGAAGATTGATGAGAAGCATGATGCAAAACTAAGATATGATTGGGATGACTTAGCACAACGTATTAAAGAAAATGGTGGAATCCGTAACTCTGTATTAGAAGCTTACATGCCTAATGAGAGTTCTTCACTGGCAACTAATACGACAAATGGCTTGTATCCAATTCGTGACTTTATTTTAACTAAAAAGTCTGCAACTGGTAACGTACTGTTTATTGTTCCAGATTATGAAGAGTTGAAGTATGTATACGAAATTGCTTGGGATATTGACACCTTTGACCTGATTGATTGTTATGCAATTGTTCAAAAGTTCACTGGTCAAGCTATCTCTTCAGATTTCTATGTTGACTATGCAAAAGCTAAGAAGGTATCATTGTCTCAAGCTTTGAAGTACATGATTTATGCCAACTCAGTAGGTATGAAAACCATGTACTACCTTAACAGTCGCATTGGTGTAGGTAAATCTGCACTGCAAGATGCTTATTGCGAGGGTTGTGGTGTTTAGTTTTAATAACTATGAGGGTCGTAAAAGACCCTCTAAAATTAACTTTGGAGAGACCATGAAAGATTTAATAGAAAAACATGAGCGACCTATATACTTGCTCCACAAGCCTCGGAAAACGATGTACTATGTGAGTAGCACAGATATGATGATAAAACAAAAGGATGACTCATGGGTTGCTGGTATCTCTTACATCTCTACAGCAGATGGTAAAATCTACGCAAGACCTTATGAGATGTTCAACAAAGAAAATTGGGAAGTTTTAGACAGAAAACAAGCCTTAGAAATGATAAAGAAAGGGGAAATCACGCTATGATTAACCAGCACCCAATCTTTTTAGGTGGTGAGAGAAAAACTTTTGACTCACTTAATAAACACTACCCAAAAATCTTTGAGCTTTATAAACAACAAAAAGCACAAGATTGGTCAGAAGATGAGTTCCCTTTTGAACAATCACGTCTTGATTTTGAGAGTGTTCCAGCATCAATGTCAGGTGTAATGCTTGAGATTCTTAAGTGGCAGTGGGAAGCAGATACTCAAGTTGCTAAGAGTTTGGCATTTGCCTTTGCACCATTTATCTCTGATGACATCTATGCAACTGCAATTATGAAGCAGTCTGAGATTGAAAACCTACATGCTCTTACTTACTCAGAGATTGTAAGGCAATGTATTAAAAACCCTGAAACAATCTTAGATGAGATTAACCAGAATGTTGCTGTACAAGACCGATTAAAAACTGTGAATCGTGTTCTTGAAGAATTACTGGATGAAGGTATAAACTATCGCCTGAGTTATGTGCGCGACTCACTTCTGGACAAAGACCCTTTACACTTCCATAAAGTGATTCTGAAAGGGCTGTTTGCAGTGACTGCACTTGAAGGTATATCTTTTATGGCATCCTTTGCATGTACTTTTGCACTTGATGCTCAAGATAAATTTCAGGGTATTGCTCAAGCGGTACAGAAAATTATGCTTGACGAAATCCTTCACACTAAAATTGATATTGAAGTTTTAAAAGAAACTTTAAGAGATGATGAGTGGCAGAAAGCTTTTCAACAAATTCTTCCAGAGATTAAAGTAATCTTAGATGAAGTAGTTGAAAGTGAAGAGAAATGGTCGTATTATATCTTCTCCGAAGGACGTGCTGTAGTTGGATTAAATACAAAGCTTCTTCATGAGTGGGTTTACTATAATGCTGCCCCACTGTATGATATGTTTGGCATTCCCAGAGATTTTGTAGCTCCTAAAGAACCACCTTTGAAGTACATGATTAAGAAGATGGAAATTGATAAAGAGCAGAATGCTAATCAGGAGCAACAGAACGGTGCGTACCTGTTGAATACTGTTGTAGATGATTTGAATAGTGGATTTTTAGAGGTTCCTTAATGACTTATGTAATTTACTCCAAAACTGGATGCCCTCAATGTGAGACTGCAAAGAATTTTGCAAAAGCTCGTGGTATTGACCATATTGTGAGAATGTTAGGGCAGGACTATGAACTATCAGACCTGACGGATATTGCACAGATGCCAGTTCGTCAGATGCCGTTCATCATGAAAACTGATGGACAAAACCTAAAACCTGTTGGGACGCTACAGAATTTTATGGCAGAGGTGAATAATGCTTAAACGCATTTGGGAAGGTTTGGTTGTTGATGCACCAGCTATTGTGATTGGTATGCTTATTGTTAACCTATTTACTGACTTTGAGCAAGGTTCATTGTTTGGAGCCATGTTACTATGGGTTATCTTCGAAATATTAGAGATACAGTTAGGTATAACTGAAAAACTAAGAGAACTCTTTGCGAAGTTTTCTAAAAAGATTTAAAATGAAAGGGTCTCTTCGGAGACCTTTTTAGTATGTAAAGGGGCAATAATGAACAAAGTACAGATTATTAAAAAGAACGGCTCACTTGAAGAACCCGATATCAAAAAAGTTTTAGCAGCCGTCACAAAGTCAGCTAACAGAGTTGGTTATAAAGAGCTTCCACCAGATGTTACTCAAGCTCTTGAGTCAGCATTTATGAGGATTCTGGTAAAGTCCACTAAGCAGAATAATTTGCTAATTTCTGTAAACGATATTCACAGTATTGTTGAGGGTGCTTTGGCAGAAGTCAATCACGAGATTTATGAGTCTTACTCAACATATAGAAATTACCGTAAAGAAGTTGCTCAAAATTGGGATGAACTATACCAGAAGACCAAAGATACACTCTTCTTAGGCGACCGTGAAAACGCTAACTTTGACAGCAGTTTAATTTCTACAAAAGGTTCAATTATTCGTGGTTATCTGACTAAAGAAATCTTTAAGCAGTACCATTTAACACCAGAGGAACTCGAAGCCATTGAAAAAGGGTTTATCTACATCCATGACTTAAGAGACCTAATTTTTGGTGGTATCAACTGTTGCCTGTTTGACATTGGTAAAGTACTGAAAGGTGGCTTTGAAATGTCTGGCATCGAATACTGTGAACCGAAGTCTGTACTGTCAGCCTTACAAGTTATCGGTGATGTAGTTCTTTCAGCAACTGCACAGCAATTTGGTGGATTTACTTTAGCGGAGATTGATAAGGTGCTTGTACCGTATGCTAAGAAGTCTCTACGCTATCATGCTGAGAAAGCAGCATCTTACGGTATTCCTAAAGAACATTACCATAATTATGTCATGGAGCAGCTACAGATTGAATTAACTCAAGGCTTCCAGTCACTAGAGATGAAACTAAATACAGTACCCTGTAGCCGTGGTGATTTTGCATTCACAACTTTAACATTTGGTTTACTTGACTCAGACATGTCTAATGAAGATAACCGACTACAGTACATGATTGCAAGCACTCTCCTAGATGTTCGTATGAATGGACAAGGTAAGAGCAAAAAACCTGTTGTATTTCCTAAACTGGTTTATATTTATGACCAGAAGAGACATGATGAAAATATCTGTCAAGGACACCTGTACAGTAAAGCTATTGAGTGTTGCTCTAAAGCAATGTATCCAGATTTCTTAAGTGTATCTGGTCATGGTGCTGTAGCAGAAGCTTTTGAGCGTTCTGGCAAGGTAATTTCACCGATGGGTTAACAAGCTCTATAGCTCATCTAAAACGTGCCTAAACAGGGAAACTCTACAGGTGTAGACAATCCTGTGCTAAATGATGTACGATGTAAGAAACTATATAAAATAGGAGTATTACATGCCAAATTATCATGTTACTGAGGACGGAAGAGTCTTTAGGAAAAATGGTGTAGAACTTACGCAGTGGAAATCCAACACTGGTTATATGAAAGTAAGGTTTTATGGAAGGAAGAATCGTGACATGTATGTCCATAGGTTAGTTGCTGAAAAGTATGTACCTAACCCTAACAATCTTCCAATTGTAAAACACAAAGATGATAACAAACTGAACAACCATGCTTCTAACTTAGAATGGGGAACTCATTCTGAGAATGTTAAAGAGGGTTATGAAAATGGTTGCTACAAGTTTTGTAAGCGTTCATATGCTGTGAAGGCTACACATAAAGTGACAAAAGAAGTTATTGTTGCTAAGTCAATACGAGAGTTATCTAATGTACTTGGGTATAATCGCAAGACTATCTCTTCAATATTGAAGGGTGTAAAAGAGTATAATAACTTTGAACATGATTTTGAGTACATTTAAATGCCGAACGACTAACCGTGATGAATGTAGCGGTGTAGGGTCAAGCGACTCGAAATGGTACGCTACTTAGAAATAAGTAGAAGATATAGTCTGGACTTACTGGTGACAGTAAGCAGCTTGAATAAAGCGGGGTAAGCGTAGCGAACTTACCTGAACAATAAGTGTAGAGCGTTTTTATCACCATATCATAACGAAGATGGTGAAGAGTTTTATGTAGGTCGTGCTAACATTGGTGCTGTATCTTTGAACTTGCCAATGATTTACCAGTATTCTAAAGAGAATGGTTTAGATTTCTGGAAAGAGCTTGATAAGTACCTAGAGATGATTCGCAGCTTCCACAAGAAACGCTACGAAATGATTGCTAATATGCCAGCAAGTTCTAACCCTCTTGCATTCACACAAGGTGGTCTGTACAAAGGGACTAAGAAACCTACTGACAAGGTTGGTTGGGATATCGTGAAGTCCTTCACAGCTTCTTTTGGGGTTACTGCTCTTGATGAGTTGTCTGTTCTTGCTGAGGGTAAACGACTTCATGAAGTTGGAAGCTATAGTTTTGCATACGATGTTCTGGCATACATTAACATGAAAACTGAAGAGTTTAAGAATGAAGATGGCTTCTTATATGCCGTCTATGGTACTCCAGCAGAATCACTTTGTGGGACTCAACTAAAACAGTTCAGAGATATGTTTGGCGTTATCAAAGGTGTTTCTGATAAGGAATACTTTACAAACAGTTTCCATATGAATGTTGCAGCAGATATTTCACCATTTGAGAAGCAGGACTTAGAAGAACCATTCTTCCATATCTGTAGAGGCGGCAGAATCCAGTATGTAAGGGTAGCTAACCCAGAAAACTTAACAGCACTTAAAAGTTGTATTACAAGAGGGATGTTGAAAGGTTTCTATCAGGGACTTAACTTTGACTTAGCAATCTGCGAACATTGTGGCAACAGACCAAAGGCTGATGTTGAAGAATGTGAGGTTTGCCATTCACATGACATCTCTGTGATTAACAGAGTGTGTGGGTATCTTGGGTGGACTAAGATTAAAGGTGAATCCCGAATGAATGATGCAAAAATTGCTGAGATTCGTGACAGGATTTCTATGTAAAACTTGACAAGGTGGTGTGAGTCTTGATAGGCTTACATCACCTTTTTATTGGATGTTAGATATGGCAGAGAGCATCATTGGCCTGTTCATAGGTTCTGTCTTACTGGGGTTCTTTTTAGGACTCTCTTATTGTGAGTTGAGAGATAAGTTAAAATGTTTAAAATATCAAAAACGTTGATATACATACTTCACATTCTAATCTTCTTCTTTGGAGTTAGCGTTATGGTATGGGGTTTTTCAGACCCACAATGGAGTTTCACATATCATGGTCAGATGGATTTATGGTCATGCTTCAAACCATTTTTAGGGTTAGCTATAGCATTCAGTGCATTGCCAGCTAAGGTGAAATTATGATTAAGTTAAACAAAAAACAGTTAGAGTGGATTAAAGATTACGCCTCAGAGTGTGGCTCTTGCGAAAAGAATCACGTAAGATACTCAACATTTCATACGGTCTTCACATTGTACATAGGTGACAACGTTCTAAGTGATTCCGCAGAAGATGGTGTAGCGTTGCCTAATGAATTGCTTGACAAATTAGCTATAGTCACTGGAACTTGGTCTGAAGAAGACGGTCATGAATTATTTGACAATGTTGTCTTCTACACCATTGAAAATATTATGAATCCAGAGTACATTATGCTAATGACGTGTGCACAAGACTGTGTGCCATTACAAAACTTCATTAAAGAACACTGTGAAGAATTTATTACTAAACAAGTTCCTTGTCAGGTGGTATTTGAATGAGTAAAAGGCTTAAATAATATTGGTGAGGTAACTAGATGAATTACATGGAGATTAGACCATTTGACACAGCTAATGGTGAAGGGGTTCGTGTAAGCCTCTTCGTAGCTGGCTGTAAACATCACTGTGAAGGTTGCTTTAACAGGGAGTCTTGGAAGTTTAATGCTGGTAAAGAGTTTACTTATGCAAACCTCTACGGCATCATTAAGTTAATGAATGATAAGGCTATCAGTGGGCTGTCAATACTTGGTGGGGAGCCTCTGGATGACAGAAACATTCGAGAGGTCACCAACATATGCAAGCGTATTAAAACTGTTTATCCAGAAAAGTCTATATGGCTTTGGACAGGTTTTCAACTGCACGAAAAAATCCACTTAGATGTGATGAAATATGTTGACGTGGTGATTGATGGTAAGTATGATTCTTCTAAACCAACAGTTAAACCATATCGTGGTTCTGATAACCAAAACATCTGGAGAAAAGAGTATGGATGGCAAGGTGATTGTCAATGGCGAGCAGAATGATTATTCTGGTAAGTGGACTTACGACATTAACAAGTTAGATGCTTGGATGATTTACACAAGAGAAAAGTTTGGCGAACGTTCATTATGTGCCCTTGCAACGATGGTGAAGAACGTTACATTTGTCATCCATGAATCAGACAAATTTGGAGACTTCTACAGGATTCAAAACATCAGAGAAGGTGTAACTCCAATAGGAATCACTGAAGAAGAACTTCATAAGTTCTGTATTAAACTTTAATAAGAGAGAATAAAAATGGGAATTTTAGGTAATATGAAGGCTGGCTTCTTGAAGGCACTGGCAAAAGCAGCAGCAATCATTTCTATGACTGGAAAGCAGGTTGGTGTAGATGCTTCAGCAGTTGCACAAGTTCTTGCAAGCCAAATTGAAAAGCAGCCTTACATCCACGTCGGACGTGGAAAAGGTGGTAAAAAACAAGCACATCGACCAACTGGTGCAGCAGCAATTAAACGTGCAGCTAAGAAAGCTCGTAACCGTAAACGTAACAAATAAGGGTAGTTAACATGAAAAAGATTTATAACACTCGTAAGATTCAGATTGCAGTTCTGTGTCAGTTTATGGTTGAGCAACATAACGCACATTATTGTGGTACGGGATTTCTAACCTTTGGTGGTGAACACATCCCATTTAAGAAAGCTGTGAAGATGTACAATGAATCTCTTGATGGTAGTAAAGAGCTAGAACAGCTTAAACTAACTTACAACAAGAAAGACAAGAAGATTGTATGTCTAAACCATTCTATTAAACCTACAAATTACATTATAAGCAACATTGGTGAAGAAGGCTTCCTCAAAGTGTTGAAAATCTCACAGTAAGACTATATGATTAGGGAACTGTAAAGGTTCCCTTTTTTATTTTGGAGATAATATGTACCTGTCAAACCTGAAACGTTCGGCTGCAATGTCAGTGTTAAGGCTCAGCTTTGAGGAACGTCAAGAGTTCATTGACTCCCACCAATACGACCCTTCTAACTCAAACCACATGATTCTCTGGAATCGTGAGAGTACTCGTGAAAGAGCACTATTCCGCTATTACCCACACTACACTATAGATAACTTGTATGAATGTTTTGTTGTGAAGAACACCATTACAGTTCTCAATAAACTTTGCAGATACACAGGTAGTCAATCCTTCACATTAGGTCACCACAAACCTGTTACAAAGGGTGGTGAGCACCACTGCACAAACTGGTTTATCCAGACTAAACTTGATAACCAGAAGCAAAGGGATAATCTTTTAAGCACCCCTAAGATGACCTATGAAGAGCAAGAGAAATATATCAAAAATAATATGCCAGATGTGCTTGATAACAACTATACAGATTTGGCAATATCTCTCCTGTTGAAGTTTGAGACAGTTTATAGGGCAACTTACAATGGCTAAAGAAAAGTGGGAGATTTTACCCTTAGTCAGTGAAGGTGGTAATGGTTGTGAGATGTACATGATACGTGGTCATGTTCCAGAACCAATTGCACTTGAGATGGTAAACAACTTTACAGATGGTTCTTACAAAGACTTAGGAGAGCCAACTATAGAGCATCAATGGGTAAAGCCTGTACCAGACAGCACAGGTAACTGTAGTGTACTTTATCACGTTGTAGACCCTGCAAAATGCAAATCTGCAATGGCAGTAACAAACGTAACTTTTGACTAAGAGAGAAACTATGAAAACATCTATCCGTGTTACAGTTCATTCACCGACTAAAGGAACTCATGAAGAAGAGTTTAACATCATCCAATTTCCTTCTGGTGAGATTGGTGGGCACTTTTCGCCAGAGTTTGTTGATTTTACTGCTTATGCAGCATCATCCATCAACAATGTGATTATGATTGTAAAAGGTTATGATAAAGACACATTGTTTGCTGTGGCACTTGCTAAAGAGGCAATTGATGATTTAGTACCTCATAAGTTTGCTATGAAGACCATTATCTTTTACTATTTGCCAAATGCACGTTATGACCGTCACATGTTTAAAGGTGATGCAGCAGCTTTGAAAGTGTTTGCACAACAGGTTAATGCAATGGGTTTTGATGCAGTCTGTGCAGTTGACCCTCACAGCTATGTACCAGATAACCTGTTTAACTGCTTCCAGAGTATTCCTCAAAAGGAAATTGCAGTCCACTATGCAAATGACCCACTGATTGATTACTTAGTAGCCCCAGATGCAGGTGCTGCTAAGAAGATTGCAGAGACTGCTAAAGAGGTGGATAAGCCATACATCACAATGTCTAAAGTACGTAACCTTAAGACTGGTGAAATTACTGGTATGCGAATCCTTGATGATGTTGATTTGACAGATAAAACTGTTATGATTCTTGATGATATCTGTGATGGTGGTCGAACCTTCATAGAAGCAGCTAAACATCTTCGTGAAGCAGGTGCAAAACGTGTAGAACTCTATGTAACACATGGTATCTTTTCCAAAGGTGTTGAAAACCTTCTTGACAATGGCATTGACCACATCTACACTACAAACTCTTTAGGGGAAGCTAAAGAACGTGGTTTAACACATTATGGTCAAGTTACTGTAGCAAACCTTGATTAAAACTTTATAGGGGCTTACAAGCCCCATTTCGAGAGAGATTAAAAGATGACTAAATCACTTTATGCAGTACCAGCAGGTTTAAATGCAGATGCTTACAAATCTGGTCACATCTACCAGTATCCTAGCGCAACAGAGTACTTGATGTTCAACCTAACACCACGTAGTGACAAATGGTTTAACAGCCCCTTAGCAATTGACGGTGTAGTGGCTTTTGGTATTCAACGTTTTGTTAAAGATTACCTGATAGACCACTGGAACGCCACCTTCTTCGAACGTGACAAAAAAGAAGCAATTGATGAAATCTTAGAAGTCATGAACGGTGTTCTGGGTAAAGATGCTATTGGTCGAGAGCATTGGGAAGCACTTCACGACTTAGGTTATCTGCCAGTTGAAGTATACGCTGTAGAAGAAGGCACAGTTGTCCCTATGCGTGTACCAATGATTGTCTTCCAGAACACTGTTTCAGGTTTCCATTGGGTAGCGGGGTATCTGGAAGATGCTTTCTCTGCTGAGATTTGGAAGGCTTGTACCATTGCAACTATCGCATTGCACTACAAACGTATCTGTAAGAAATGGGCTGACCTTACTTGTGACAACGACTTACATTTACCTTATCAGTGCCATGACTTTGCTATGCGTGGTATGTCTGGCTTTACTGATGACGCATTTAATGCTGTAGGTCACTTAACCAGCTTTAAAGGGACTGATAGCTTCCCTGCTGTATATACAGCTAAACGCATCTATGGACAGTCCTACCCAATCTCTGATATTGGTAGTTCTGTACCAGCCACTGAACACTCTGTAATGTGTGCAAACATTGCTTGGGAAGGTGGTAATGAATTGATTGAAGATGAAAGACGTTTTAAAGGTGAGTTACAAACCTTCCGTCGCTTCTTAACAGAAACTTACCCAACTGGTATTGCAAGTGTTGTTTCAGATACTTATAACTTCTGGAGAACTGTATCAGTCATATTGCCAGAACTCCGTAAAGAGATTATGGGACGTGATGGCAAACTGGTAATTCGTCCTGATTCTGGAGACCCTGTACATATTGTCACAGGATACAAAGCAATCCATTTAGAGTGTGCTAAAAAGGCTTATTACGAACACTTAAGCAAGCTGGAAGCCAGCGACACAATGTTGAATGCTGTTCTGAACATGAAGCTTGAAAACATCAATTATGGTATTGCTGGATGGCTACTGTCAGAAGGCTACGAGATGGTTGTTGACAGAGAAGACTTTGAAGTTGCTGATACAGTGATGTTGAAAAATGCTTATATGGTTGGTTCTGCAAACGTTGTAACACGTCCTGTAGCAGAGATTGATGGGGCTATTAAGACCCTGTATAACATCTTTGGAGGGACTATCAACTCTAAAGGTTTTAAGGTACTGGATGAGCACATTGGCCTTATCTATGGTGATTCTATCACGTTGGAACGTGCAAACGAAATACTGAAGCGTTTGTATGAAATGGGTTTTGCAAGCTCTAACGTAGTGTTTGGTGTAGGTTCTTACACTTACCAGTACATGACTCGTGACACCTTTGCATTTGCTGTCAAAGCAACTCTTGCAAGCATTGGTGGTAAAGAGATTATGCTTGCAAAAGACCCTAAAACAGATAGTGGTGTTAAGAAGTCTGCTTTTGGTGGTGTAGCACCTATGTGGGATGGTGAAAACCTGAAAGCTGTAGATGGCTATGGGTTCCAGAGCTTTGCAGATGCACTTGAACATCCAGCTTGTGCTTTACGTCTAGTCTTTAGCGACTCTGAGCAGTTCGGCTACACAACTCTTGGTGATATTCGAAATAATATTGACAAGCAGCTTTAAAAGTATATGATAAGAGGCTCCTACGGGAGCCTTTTTAATTTCTGGAGAAGATTATGAAAATCAAAGAGATGAACATCAACATCGTCTTAGAAGAACGTTGGGAGAACATCAAGAAACCTGAAAATGGTCGTAAGTTCCTTAACAAAATTTTAGTAGCAGCTAAAGAAGAACTGACTGGTAAGATTGCAGCAGCAATCACAATAAAGGTCTGTGTAAAAGGTCTTCCAGACAATCACCAATTTGCACTTGACGAGTTTAAAGAAAGCTTCTACAATCCAAACAAACAGATGCTTGAAAGTAACTTTGCAGTATCTACAAGTATCGTCCATGACAGAAGCTTTATCCTTTACAAGAATATGAGAGGTGAGTCATGCAAGCATATTGGATAGAAATTTTGCTGTCACTTGGTAGTGTAGCAGTCCTTGTTTATCTTCTTTGTAAGTACTTTGCAGAACACAAAAAATGTGACTACTGTAATGGAGAAGGCTATACAAGAGCAGGTTGTTGCCCTATGTGTGGTGGTTCTGGTAAAATGTTTAATAAGTAATTTAACAGTAAACTAAGAGGAAAGTATTATGCGCATGGTAAACGACCACGCAGAAGTGATTAAGAGTTCAACTTCTTTAGAGACGTCTCAAGCACAGATTACAATGACACCTGAAATGTTCAGCCTTTTGAGTTCTGGTGTATATACCTTTAAAGAAAGGGCAGTGATTCGTGAACTGTCATGTAACGCAGTAGATGCTCAGAAAGAGGCTGGAAAAGAGAACATCCCGTTCCATGTGCATTTACCTACTCGTTTTGAGCCTTACTTTGAAGTTCGTGATTTTGGAACTGGATTAACTCATGATAAAGTTATGAGTTTGTACCTAAACTATGGGGCTTCTACGAAGAATGACTCTAATGACTACATTGGTGCAATGGGTATCGGCTCAAAATCACCATTTGCAATTGCTCAGTCATTCACAGTGTCTAGCTATGTTGACGGTGTTGTTAATAAGTACTCTGTTTATCTTGAGAATGGTATCCCTCAAGTAACTAAGCTAACCACTAACCCAACAAAAGAACCTAATGGTTTAGCTGTACGTGTAGCAGTTGCTGACCATCGTATCTCAAAGTTCTTTGAAGAGGCTGGTAATGTATATTCATACTTTGCTGTAAAACCAGAAAGTAATATCGAGTATGACGATGTATTAGCAGATATGAACGTCATTGCCCGTGAAGAGGGTGTTTATGATGCCATGATTCATAAGCAAAGCTGGCGTTCTAGTGGTAACAGGACAGAGTTTAATGTGGTGATGGGTAATATCGCCTATCCAGTTAACATGGAAGCATTACTTGGTGATGATTTCTTCAAAGTCTTGCCAGAGTTTTTCCGTAGGAGCGTAGACCTTGTAAACATCTACATGCCTATTGGTTCAGTTGCTATTGCAGCTTCTCGTGAAGCATTGCAGATGAATGACACGACAAAAAATGTTATCATTGAGGCTACTAAAAAGATAACTGAAGCAATTACAAAGGATGTTATCAAGAAAGTTAATAGTCAACCTACACTCATGGATGCTGCACAGGCTTATGCTGAGTTACGTTTGAACTCACGAGAGATGTTTAATGTTGTGTGTCCAAAGCTAGAGTGGGGAGGCGTTAAGCTTGATTCTCTGGAAGTAGAATTACTAAACATCCGTCGTGGGATTATCTACGCAGAAGACGGCTCAGTCATTTATGAACGTGACGGTAAAGGTAATATCAAGGTTGATAGGAACGGGAACAATATCCCTAAAGTGGATTATCTTTATAATCCAGTTGCTTATGTCAAGTTCAACTCTTTAGAGAGTAAGATTCGTGCAACAGCACTTTCCTACACTCAAGAGGCAAGTATGTTCAATATCTTTGGTGCAATGCGTAAAAGCCAAATTGAACAGTTTTTGTTCGTGATTAATGACCGTCGCAATAAAAATGGAACTGAAAAGACTGTAGGACGCAATCAAATCTTGCGTGGTGCATGTCGAGACTACGCCAACGAGTCAAGTCTGTTTCACAGATATAATGGTATTGTGTTTGTATTCTCGACTGAAAAAGAGCTAGATGACTTAATCAACCTACACAAACTTGATAAAAGCTTGTTAAAGATTGTGAAGATGTCTGATAAGGAACATCACTATCAGCGTAAAGAAGCTGTAAGAGGTGTTGTAAAACTCTGGAAAGCTGTTCCAGCAGAAGGTGTAGCCTCCTACAAAGAGGTATCAGAAGACTTAGACACAATTGAAGAACCTCAGCTTTACATTAAGGCAGTTGGTGACACAGTTGATGGCAAATGTTTTTGCTCATCTCCAGAAGATGTAGCTAAGTCAGTTGCTAATGTTATAGGGAAGACAGTCTATGTTTTCCGAAAAGCAAATTGGAAAAAGATACCAGAAGACTGGATTGAAGTAGATGAGAAGCTCTTGAACGACAGCTTAACTGATGTTCATTGGATTAATCATAACAGGTATATGACACGCATCTGTATGCGTGGTGTCCTTAACCTTACAAGCTGTTGGATTATTACCAGAAACTTTACGTTCAATAACAGGAAGATTTCTGATGGTTATTGCTATTCACGGGACACAAACAAAACTATCTTCCTAGAAGGTAATGAAGATGCTGTTGAGGCAATGTTCGGTAAAATCCAATACGTTGCTGCACAATTTGCATACACTTACACTATTAGTGTATTGCAAGATTTGAAAAGGTGTCTTGGTAAGGATACAAAGCTTTACAAGAAAATTAAGAAAGCTGGTGACCGTATGTTTATTAAGGTGACAAACTACTTCTCAAAAAGAAAACAAGAAAACTTCTTGCTTTCTCATTTAGATTGGAATAAAGTGTCACCCATCGAAGTGAGTAAGTTCTTGGGCTTTGATGTGAAGTGTGTTCCAGAAGGGACTACAATTTACGATTAAAGTGTTTGACAAGGGGCTTTGAAGCCCCTTAGAATAGACTCACAAAATGATTTATTAACTAACAAGAGAGAGTAATAAGATGACTACTAAAACTAAAGCACAGATTGACGCAGAAATTTACAAACTGGTTAAAGAGGGCAAGCTGACTAAAACAGCTATTGCACAGAAATTTAATACTTCAACCCGTTCAGTTGGTCGTGCTGTAGAGCGTCATGAAGCAACCTTAAAAGGAAATAAGAAGGCGACTTCTACACCAGCTAAGAAGACTTTGAAGCAAGTTGCTAAGACCTTTAAAAAGAAAGCTGACAAACCAGTTGAAAAGGTCGTTAAAGAGTCTGTACAGAAAGCTCCGGTAAATAAACTGCATGAAGCTATGCAGAAAGATGACAAGATTGAGTACATGATTACTGGCGACTCTGTAATTATGACTTACGGTTCAGAATCTGAAATTGTTGAGTCTACTCATCCGAACTATCAAGAGATTGTAGTTCATGTTGTGAAAGGTGAGTTTAAGAAAGCCTTTGAACTGATGAATATTCGTAAGTCTATCGAAAACTTCACTCAGGGTGCTATCACAATCAAAGGTGACAAGTTATTCTACGGTGCTGTTGAGATGCGTTCTACTCTGGTTGACCGTATTCTTCACATGATGAAGACTGGTGATAAAGGTTTTGAACGACTTGTAATGTTCTTCGAAAAACTGATGGAAAACCCATCTAAAGACTCTGTAGAACAACTTTGGGGATTCGTATCACACCTTGATGTTGAAATTGATGAAGAAGGTTACATCATTGGATGGAAGAAAGTCTCTACTCATGAAGGCAAGCTAGTTGATTCCCGTACCTACAGAGTACCTAATGATTTGGGTAACATTGTAGAAATGCCACGTTGGATGGTTGATAATAACCGTAACGTGACTTGCTCTCAAGGTCTTCACGTTGGTGCTTGGGATTATGTTCGTTGCTTCTCAGGTGATACAATTCTGAAGGTTCGTGTCCATCCACGAGATGTTGTATCTGTTCCAACTGATTACAACGATATGAAGATGCGTTCATCACGTTATGAAGTTGCAGCAATCGTTGACAATCAACGTAAAGTGCTGAAAGCATGGGATGGCAAGACTGAAGCTTTGCATGTCATCGTTGGCACTGCTGGGGAACTCATCTCTCAGCGTAAACGTGAAATCTAATAAGTAATTTCTTAAAAGGCTGCTTCGGCGGCCTTTTTTATTTGTATTTTGTGCAGAGTGCTGTATAATTGTTGTCACGATAAACTAAACAGGAGAACCAATGAAGAAGTTGATTCTAGGTTTGTGCTTAATGTTTACAGCACACTTATCTTATGCAGTTGACTGCCCAGAGCTATCAATTAGCCAAAAAGTAAACATGTTAAAAGCTTACCAGTATGGTGAGGATAATATGGGCAAAGGTTGGGGTATCACTCTAGCAGCTATAGCCTTACAAGAGTCAGAGTTAGGTCTGAAGGTAGAGAATAAAAAGACCCATGACTATGGTATTTTCCAGAATCACTTGAAGACTGTTGTAAAGCGTAACAAAATCAGTCCTAATGTGGCTAAAAAGAAACTCTTAAAGGATTTTGATTATGCCGCAAAAGAAACACATAAAGAGCTTGAGTTTTGGACAAAGGTACATGGTCAGCCAAAATCAAAGAAGACTTTACAAAAAGTTTTAGCATCATATAATGCTGGGTATTCGTACAAAATCCCTAAAGCTAAGAAATACTCTCAAGATGTCTATAACAATATGAAAGTTATCGCTCAATGTGAATTTGCAACAAACATTTCTAAGGTAAATCATGAAAAAATTAAGAAAGTCTGATGAAGTACTGTGCCATGCTTATGACTCGCATCCTCATGAGTTAGGTCTTGATTCCTGTGTATGGACTCCAGAACAGTGCAGGGATTTTGAAGACACTGCAAGAGAAGTTGTATGTTCACTTGAAGAGTTCCACACATCAGAACCAATTGTGAACGTTGTGGACAAAGAGACTGGACAATCTATAGGCGTAAGTCGTGATAGCTTAGTCATAGTCAATAAAGACCTTGTAGAAAAAGGGAATCTCATCTTAGCAGATATTGATGGGGTTCTCACAAATTTTAATCACGAAGATTGTTCAACGGAATTGACTGATGGGTCATTCTCACAGTACACTAATCTTCTTGATTCTGTAAGAGCAAAGCCAACATATGTTTTCAACATTATTGATGCAATTGCAAATCATGCAGCAGTTGGACTCTTGACAGCAAGAGGTGAATCTCAGAGAATACCTACTGAGATGTTTTTAAGGCACAATATAGAGCATGGTTACTTGCTTTTTATGCGTGGTTTTGGAACTAACTCTATAAGTGCAGAAAGTTTAAAAGTTAGGATGATTCAGTCTTGCATTCTTCCTTACTTTAATATAGTATGCTTTATAGAAGATACAGAGAAGAATGTTCAGAAGGTAAATAGAATCCTTCCACACATTAAAACCATGTTAGTTAAACATTGAGAGAAAACTTATGAACAATATCATTACGGTAGCACTGGACGATACGACAAACAAATCTGTAGTAGTTCGTAAATTGATTCAAGGTAACTTTGAAGGTAAAATTTTTCGTGCTGTTAATGTAAAAGCTGATGGCAGCATTCGTGAATATCGTGCATTGTTGAATGTTAAAAAGCACGTAAAAGGTGCTGGTTCAACGACTGCACACAAAGAAAACCTGATGACTATTTATGATATGGGTAAGGCTTCAGAGTTAGGTGCTGAAGGTATCGTTAAAGAAGGTGCTCCGTATCGCTCTTTCAATCTGGAAACTACTCTTATGCTTTCCTTTACAAGTGGTTCTAAAACAATCACTTACCTCTTTACTGATGCTGCAACGGTATCTGCTATTAAGGATGGCACTGTCAAAGCTGGCGTAGTTGCTGCTGCAAAAGCTTCTTCGATGGCTGCGAATATCCTTGCTAAAGTCCTCAGTTAAGGTTAAGATACAGGCTCCTTCGGGAGCCTTTTTCATTTCAGGAGATTGTTAAATGACATTTAAAGAGTTCTGCCAAGCTACTTTCATAATTGTTTTCTTAGTTGGAGCAGGTGTCTGGGGAGGATACTCTTACAGAGACTACCAAGTTGCTGAAACTGAGCTAAATAATGAGAAACTAATAAGTGTTGCTAAAGATGCTTATCAGGAGGGTTTAGCCACACTCAGCACCAATTACAAAAATGATTTGAAAGATGTGCTTGCTAAGAATAAGCACACAAAAGAGGTAATAACATATGAAAAGACTAAGCCAGAGTTTTATAATGTTTGTGTTACTGATAATTATGTCAGGGTGTTCAACGAACAAAGTGAACAGTACATTCAAAAACTCCCAAGTAAGTGAGGGTGACAAGTACACTCAAGAAGAGTCAAGATTCACTGTCAAAGGTAATACTGGTAGTGATGTGGCAGCAGCCCTTGAGTTTTATCGTGATGGATTCTACCAATGTACAATCAAAGCTAATAACCTTATTGATATGATTTTATTAGGAAATAAACAGCAATGACAGAGAATGAAGATACTTTTTACGTAGAAGGGTACTTACTGTTACCACGACCAAAAGAAACTTATATGCGAATTGACTTCATACCAACCATTATGGATAACGTGATGTGTCATATCTTTATGCAAGGTGTCACAGCACAGCTTAAGCATGTTGGTAAAGATTGCAAAATAAAGGTTGACACTCATCCAGAAATCAAAGAGAATCACTACACATGGTTCTTACCAGACTCTAAAGAAATCTTAGCAGTTCTTAAAACGAGGAAGTAACTATGCAGATTAATGGAAGAGACTTTGTAGCCGTTTACTATGAGAACGATAAAGAAGTTGGTGTAGCACAAGTAACTTACGGCAATGGTAAGTGGTTATATGGAACAATTGCAGTAGTCGGGACAAGAAGTGATACAAAAACTTTTAAAGATTGTGTTGACCTTCTTGAAGAATCCATACACAATCATTGGTGTCTGATATGGATGACTGACAACGAAGTGATAGAACGCTTCAAAAAGATTGGTATCAACATTGATAGTATTGAGCATGTTGATTTATATGAACTAACTGAGAAGGTAAACTATGAGAGTAATACTAGCCAGAGATAAAAAGACCCGTAAGATTGTACGTTCAGCAGTATTCATAGGGAGAGATGAAGTCGTCCCGTTTGCAGGGGAAGATGTGCTAACTTATAAGAAGGGTTTAAAACGTAAATTCAGTGACCGTTTACGTGGCTTCATCTCTGAACCATTAGAAGATTTCAAAAGTCGCTGTGGCGAAGGCATCATCATTCAAGAGGCAATTATTCATGGCTGATTTCTGCAAAGATTGTGCTATCGAAATGTTTGGACGTGATACAGGTGACTTAAAAGGTCTTATCACTGAAGATGACTTTAAAGCTGGTTATGCAATGCCAGTAATCTGTGAAGGTTGTGGATGTATCTGGGTAGACCACGAAGGACAACGTGTAAAACCTTCAGAAGATAAAGAATCTTGGGAGAGATGCTAAATGGGTATTGTAAAAATCATCAATGGGGATATCTTCTCAGCATTTGATAAAGGTAAGTTTGATATTATTGGTCACGGTTGCAACTGTATGAATTTAATGGGTGCAGGTATCGCTGACAAGATTTCTAAACTTTACCCAAAAGCATATGAGACTGATACAGAAGTCTATCTGTATGCAGGTGGTATAGGTCACAAACCCTGTGAAAATTTACTAGGCAATTTCTCTGTAGCACGTTTAGAACAAGGCCGTATAGCTAACCTTTACACTCAGCTTAAGACTGGTAAAGATGCCCGATACAGTGCTTTAGAGTCATCTTTGAAACAGCTTAACAGATACTGTGAAGTCAATCAGTTGAAGAAAGTCGGGTTACCTATGATTGGCGCAGGTATCGGTGGACTAGACCCTCAAGCCGTCACAGTTATCATTAATCAGGTGATGAAGAGTGTAGATGTTTATCTGTATGTCTACGAAGGAGAGATGTACCACAAGTTACGCTCAGGTTGGAATAACTACTGTGAACCAGAATACTTTGCAGGTGTAGTAATGTTCACAGATGATACAGTTACCCTCTTCAGACGAAGAAAAGGTAAGATACATCAAAGTAACCCTCCGGTTGAGAAGATGTCTCTAAGTAACGCTCTAGTTACCCACCTGTCAAAGAGCAATCACAGAATTGCAGTAACATTTGGCAGTGATGCAGATACATATATCTATGCAAGAACTGATGAGGATATCGAGACGGTCTTCTCTTCACCGGAAGTTACCTTCTTAGACGCAAAGAACTAAGAAACTCTGTAGAATATTCACAATAGACTAAGCCTTTCTTATCTGGTAAATTTTTCAGGTAAGGGGGGCTTTTTCATTTCAGGATTGTGCAGGTAGAGTTCTGTAGAGAAATCTGTAGAGAAAATTTTGAACTCCAAAGAGAAAATTCATTTTCAAACTGTGCAGGTAATCTCCAAAGAGCTTTTTCATTTTCAAAACGTGCAGACCCCGCTCAGGTCGGGCAAGAAAAATCATTTTAGAATTGTGCAGGTAGGTGGGTGCAGGTGGGGATGTCGCCATTTCTCACAAGGCTACCACATCTGGAAATAAAAGTCAACAGAAAAATTTGTAGCGGATTGAAAAATAATTCTTGATTATAGTTCTGTTTTGTGGTATTCGCGTGCGCCCGTTTCATTACAGTTTTTGCAAAAATATTTTTAAAATTTTTCTTGACTCTCTGGCTAGGGTTATCTAATATTTGCATCAACAGGGAGGGAATGGCCTTCCCCACTAAGTAAAGTCCTTAAACTAGGAGATTCAAAAATGGCTTATCGTGCACCTAAATTCATCAATAAAGACAACTTTCGCAACGCACTGGAGAAGTCACTTGATGAAAAATTTAACGGCAAATTGATTGTTGTTCACGCATTCAATTTTAAGTATGATGTAAACGGGAATAGAATCAACCATTACACGGCAACCATGTTAGATGGTACACTTTCAAGTGAAAAAGCCGTACTAAATGCACTGGCAGGACGTGGAAAGGTATTAGTAAGATGTGATAAGAGACGTTATCAGGGCGGCGCATATGGTTATGATGATGCTGTTTACCATCTTGAAAATATGGGCTATCAAGTAGAAAAAGCTGGAGCATCACAAATCATCGGCAGCGATGGTTATGTAACTATCTTCAAAATTAACAAATAAAGTACTTTACAAGGGGCTTATAGTTCGATAAAGTAAGCCCCAGATAAAGAGCTTTACCACTAAATCCTAAATTGGAGATTCAAAAATGAAAACTGTAGACGCTACCTTTGAAGTTGTAAAAGAAAAATTTTCCATCATTTACGAAGCTGTCAATTGCTACGAAGCAAGCCATAATCTTGATAATTGGAAGTTTACAGATGACCATCAAGGCGGTGTGACTATTAAAAACCCCAACTGTCAGCGTAATGGATTTAAATATGCAATTCCTTTACATTACAGCCTTAAACAGCTTTCAATTGACTATGCAAAACAAGGCCGGGAAAATCCATCGAAAGAGGCTTACATCAGCTTACAGAAAGAACTAGAAAGAGATTTAGAGGCTTCAGAATATAACATCGCCGCGAAAGTTGTAGATGCAAACGGTAGCACGGTTTTAGAGAGTTTTTATATTGGTTATGCTTTCGATTGGTGCTACAGTGACGGCGATGATTTAGATGACAGACTAAAAGAGGAAGTGAACAACGCAGACGCAGAATCTGAAGTATTAGAACGCTTGGAAGCATTAAAAGATTCAGTGATGAATATCTTTAAGAACTAAATAGATTTCTTTACACGGGGCTAACAAGCGGATATGATAGCCCCAGATAAAGAGCTTTATCAAATTAACCCTTAAACTAGGAGATTCAAAAATGAAATTATCAAATAAAGTTAGGGAAAACCTTAGCAAATTACTCAACAAAATTGATTTTATAGAGACATCAAGGAATAGTCATGATGTTATGGAATGGTTACACGGCAAAATAAAAGGCCGTCGTGTAGTGATTTGCTTATGGAATAGTTGCAGGGAGTATAAAAAGCCTGTATTGCAAATTAATGTTTATGATGATACTTTTAAAAGTCCTGTAAAGTCTAAAAGCGATTTATTAGAATCCTATGAGATAACTGTAAATGGCAAAGTATCACGTAAAGAGGAAACACCATGTTAATGACTGGTATCACTGCAATCATTGCCATTTTCGCGCTATATAAGGCATATAAAGCCTATAATCTAGCAAATAAGGCAATCACACATCAAGTTAGCAATAACCTTGTAGAGAGCTTTCTAGGGCGTTTAAGTGATGAGCAAATAAAGCGGCTAGAGATGAGCTTCAGATATAAAGTGAAAACCTATCAGATAAGTGACATCTTCAAAGATGATTTCCAGTTAGTTGATGATTATAATTCTCTGATAAATGCTTTAAACATCAGTGACTTGAAAGACTATCACGCTGTAATTGTTCAAGAATTGAGCAAACGAAAACAAAGTGTTTGACACTGATTTTTAGATAGGTTAAATTACACATCAACGGGGAGGGGATGACCTTCCCCACTAAATAAAGTCCTTAAACTAGGAGATTCTAAAAATGTTTTGTGCAGGTGATAAAGTTGTCTGGAATGATATAGATGACGGTTTATGTACGAAAGTTGTTGTTATCTTAGAAATTGATTATATCACTGGTGTTGCAACTGTAGCAGATAATGATATAATCTTTGATGTCTTAATTAGTGAACTGTCAAAATAAAGTCCTTAAACTAGGAGATTCAAAAATGTACACTACTAACAACGGTCGCACCTTAAACGTAACCCTACGCCACTATGTGAACGGTGTAATGCACTTCGAGGATTTACAAGCTGAACAGCACATTTTGGATTGGCAACTTGCAGGATTCCAAAAAACTGCTACCGGATACGGGAAAAAGATTCCAACTAGCTGGAAAGTATACTACGAAGGCCGTTTGCGTAGAATTTATCAAGATGTATGCGGCAATAGCGCATCAAGTTACATCATAGTAAAAGGCAAAAAGCTGCATTTAGCATAAAGTACTTTACAAGGGGCTTATAAGTCTGTACAGTAAGCCCCAGATAAAGAGCTTTACCACTAAATCCTAAATTGGAGATTCAAAAATGGCTATTAATAATCGTGAGTTATCTATCTTAAAAGCACGTTTGACCGTTAACCGGATTAATGTTATCACATCAGCAGCACCGGATGAAACTTTGTACAACATTATTGGGAAGATTCAAAGTGTTATCTTAGACGTTGAAAACGTAAAAAACTCATTGGCTGACGTTGCAGCAGGTATCACGCTAGACGGTGCACAATATGAAATGGCCGACATGTTAGGCAAATCAAAGGTAATGAATAAAGAGCTTGATTTAAAAATGTTTCGTTTTGCTGTTAAAGTGTGGCTATCTGTCGAGTATGACGCAAATTTTGCAATCGCTGACTTTTTCGCAACATGGTTGCAACGTAATTTAACAAATCACGATTTTCGTGATATCTGCGACGCAATTTACGCAGAACTCTGAAAATTTTTCTTGATTTTGGTTTTTAAAACAAGTAAATTACTAATCAACGGGGAGGGAATGAACTTCCCCACTAAACAAAGTCCTTAAACTAGGAGATTCTAAAATGGCTATTATTAACGGTTTAAACATTGAAACTACTCATATCAAAGATATCAAAGTTGGCGATATAGTTCTTTTTCACGGCGTAGAAAAAACTGTCACTGCAAAGGATATCAAAGAGGATTCTTTCATGGGTAGAACTCTCTTCGGTGACTCTTATTGCTTAGGTTATCTTGCAGTTTTAAAAGTTGTCAAAAATAACCGATAAAGTACTTTACAAGGGGCTTAAAAGTTGATATCTTAAGCCCCAGATAAAGAGCTTTACCACTAAATAAAGTCCTTAAACTAGGAGATTCTAAAATGAAATGCTTTCACGGTACTACTCAAGAAAACTTTATCAACCTGATTAATAACGGTGATAAACCATCAGGCGCATGGAATTGTTCGGATATGGATGGAAATTTTTACGTTTATCCAGAAAATAAAATCTATGGTGACGATGAGGAAGGAATAGTCTCTGAAGGTATCCAACAGGCTCTGGGCAATGCCACTATTACCGCAGCTTTTCAGATGAAAACTCAAAACATTGTTATCTTGGAACTTGAGACTCCAGAAGATGAGCTAAACGATGATTATTCTTGTGATAATATGTCGAGCGTGGCAAGTTTTACAGAATATTTCGATTTAAATTGGATTAAAAAGGTTTACATCACTGAATTTAATGCTATGTATTCGCCTTTTTGTCTTCCTTCACTGGATAACCCAAATATGAATTATCTTGATGAGACATTAGAACTACTTGCTAAAAGTGTTCAACAATCGGACAGTATTCAGGTTTTTTGTGACATCATGGATACACTAACAGGAAACATCGCAGAAGAGGATTTAAAGAGCTTTTTCTAAAAACCTATGCAATCACATTATAAACACTATTCAGCCCCTTGTAGGGGCTTTTAAGAGGCTTAAATCATGCTTACAACCATTTATCTTATCCTTTCTATATGTAATGGTCATTCATGCGATTTTAAAGGGCTTGAAGAGTTTACAGGAAGTAAAGAAAATGCTATTCAAGTTTGCCAGATAGCGAGACAAGACTATCCCGCAAGTGATGATATTCAGTGTTACTTTAAGACAGAAGATGAAGACGGTATCTATTTTGACAGTGTAGATGGTCAGTATGAAATTATCATTGAAAAAGACTAGACAAGCCTGATAAAAATCTGTAAATTGTCAATCAACGGGGAGGGGATGACCTTCCCCACTAAATAAAATCCTAAACTGGAGATTCAAAAATGGCTTATGTAACCGTAATTACCGATAAAGCTGGCGCATCTTGGTCAACTCAAGTAAGCGATAAGATGTCACCTATGCAGTGCCTAAAATACTTTGAGCAATGGAACAAAGGCGAGGATGTCAGCCCCTTTCAAGTAATGCAGATTATCCATACAGATAACGAAGGGAAGAAAACTGTTTTGAATAGTGAGTACTACGCAACCAGATTTGAAACGAGATGTAAAGCAATGAAGCTCTTGCGTGAGTCTGGTTATTCTCATATTGCGGCAATAATCTGGGATGACTTGCTAAAAAGTCAGCGTATCAGCTATGTAAAACCTGAAAAAATATTCATCAGTTAATCAATAACTTACAAAAAACTTTTAAAAAAGTGTTGACAATGCCCCTTGACATTGGTAACTTTGTTCGAGGGGGTTTATCTAAAAGGGATTAACTTAAAAGATTCTTTATAGATAAACTTAAAAAATTGCTTGCAATCAGATATCAAAACAAGTAAATTACTAATCAACGGGAGGGATAACCTCCCCACTAAGTAAAGTCCTTAAACTAGGAGATTCAAAAAATGAACAAGTTCAAAGCTATCAACTTCATTCGTTCAAATAGTGTTATGTCAAAGCCTGTTAAAGACACCTATGAATTTCGTTGTAATGGTGTACATTTTGCAACAATCACCAAATCAGAAAACGGGGCTAAATAGCCCCAGATACCTTCAAAGCTCCTTTTCATAGGGGCTTTTTTACGTCTTATTGAATCCTATACAACCCTTTCCCTTTCCTTTCCAGAATCTTACAAGACCTTAAAAAGCAATAACTCTATAGCTTACTCTATAACCTTTTATCAAATCAACTTAAATATAAGCCAATAACCCCAGAAAAGGGGATGGCCCATTTAAACGCTCTATAAAGCTCTATAACAGCCTTATCAACCTAACTTAAGGGATTGCATTAACTCACCTTAAAAAGCTCTTTACAGGGCTTTATAGAGGCTTAAAAGAATCTTATAAGGGTGTAAGCTTTATCATCTCGTTAGTTCCTTGTGAATATCTATAAATGGCTTGTTAGTGTCTTAAAAGTATGTTATAGGGGCTATAAAGTTGCTTCAAAGTGGTTTAAAAGTTACGTAAATACTAGCCCCCTTAACAATTTCTTAACAATCCCTACATAGTTACACTTTTAAGGCACTTGTTAGCCCCTTGTTAAATCTCTGTTAATACCACGTAAAAACCTTGTAAGAGCCTTTGACATAGCCTTAAAAGCTCCTGTAAAGCCCTATAAAGAGCTATCCATACAGTTGAGTGGTAGATACTAGGAAGAGGCTTAAAAGAGCTTACAAGGAGCTATAGAGAACTTTTAAGAGGTATGTTTAAAGAGTCACTAAGAGGGAAAGGGAACGATAAGAAAGAGATAGTGACCGTGTTAATAGCTTGTTAAAAGATTAGACACTTGTTAGGAACTTGTTAATTATCTTAACAAAATAACTCTTAAAAATTAACTTGTTAGCTCTTGTTAGTCATCTGTTAAGAGACTATAAAGACCATGTATCGACTGTTAAGAACTTGTTAAGCCCTTGTTAGTCCTGTTAAGAATCTGTTAAGACCTCTGAAGAGATGTTAAGAAGATGTAGTAGCTGTTAAGAGATTGTTAAGGATATTTTAAAATTCTGCAAAGGGGATGTTACAGGGGTGTTAAGGGCTACCAAGCAGATATACATCTTCTACAGATATTTTTGAGTTCCTTCAAAGACCCTAAAAAATGACTTGATAGTCCTATTTTTATAAAAATTTTAAAATTCTGAATAATTACCTAGACAGTCTTTTAAAAATACAGGCATAAACAGGCTTATAAGATACCTTGTTATTACCGTGTTAGACCTTGTGAGATAAGGTCTGTAAAGATATTCCTGTTAAGTTTGTTAAAACAGTCTATATAGAGGCTTAGTAATACCTAGTGAACACCTATAGAGGGTAACATAGTTGACATAATGGGTTACTGTTAAGTAACACAGATAACCTAAAGATTAAGAGGTGTATAGGGGCTTCTAAGAGGGTATAGAGAGATGGTTAAGGTGATTGTATAGGCTGTTAAGAAGGCTTGTTAGAAGAGTGTTTAGAAGGGCTATACAGAGGGGCTATTAAGACCACTAGATAGATACTAAGATACTATATAGTACTATATAACTATATATAGAGAGTAAGCTTAAGAAGGATGTTAAGAAGGGTAGATATTTTATTCACATATGATGGTGACCCAGAGGTTGGAACAACCGATAAAATTTTATAAAAATTAAAAAGCCCCCAATTAAGGAGGCTCTTAAGATATTTTAAATCAGTGTTTCCAGAACTGTCTTCAGTGATGACTTGGTTGTCTGATAAAAATGAGTGAATCCATTGTTGTTATCGAATATCTGCATCATGATATCATCTCCCTTGATTGGGTACACTCGGATATCATAGTGGAACCCATTAAATACAGCAGAACCATTACAGAATGCACTAAAGTCATCCACTGAGATGTACTCTTCATGCCCTGTGATTTTTATACAAACACCTTTACTCGGTCTCTTAGGGTTGATATCTTCCATCACAGACATGCTCTGACCACCAAGAGACACCATAGTGACCACTTTACGGTTCTTCTGTCTAAAGTACATTTTAACTTTCTGCAAAGTGTCTTCATAGAACGGATAAGACTTCTCTACAAAGATTCCTTCTAATGGCTCTTTACCGTTTACAATACCTCTGGTATGACGTACTGAGAAGATAAGTTGCTCTAGTATGTCAAGGCTTTCTTCGGAGAGTGCTTCCCGAATATCATTCCAGTCAAGGACTAGGTAGTTGCCTTCAACTTCTTTTAAGTTATCTTTTTTCATATCTATCACACCATTATCGTAAAACTTGGTAATCTGGAACAGCAAACTTGTTATCGTTGTTCTTAATGAGGTCTTCTTCTGTTACTAAGAATGTAAGACCACACAAGTGTGTATATCTGCTATCATACTCAAATATTTTAAGTAAGTATTTACCATCGTGATAAACAGATTCTACTACACCTTTTGCAACAATCTTTCCAGTCTTGAAGTCTTTAAGAGGGTATACATTACCAACTTTAGGAACTGTTTTCATCTCAGGTTCTTTCAGTTTCTCACCAGCTTCTACATCACCTAGTAAGTGAGAACTATCAAAAGCTACATGTTGCATATAAGCCTCTGAGCATTCCCAGATAAAGCAACTTACAAGAACCTTAGCAGCATGTCTTGAACAATTCAGCTTATCACAAATCTCTATGTACATTTCATGTTTAGTTGAATTGTTAAGCATGGCTTTTTGAACGACTTCTTTAATTTTCATAAGCTCTCCGAATAACCCTATTAAGCATCTCTAAAGTCAGCTTCCCAGATTCTAAATGTGGCATAATGAGCTTTAAAGCTTCTTCAACATCATGCACAACATCTATTATACCTTCTTCATAGGCTTCTACAAGGATATCTTTTACACCGATATAGCCTTCATTGATAAGTATTCGCATATCAAAATCTTCTGATTGCTTGTTTAACTTACCTCTCCAATACCCATCAGCATTAAAAGATATCACTTCACACTCTTTAAAATCCATATCATCTGCACTAAATGGGTTAAGTATTGTGCATTGGATTGGATACTCTACACCAGTGTCGTCAACATCAAAGACCTTCACAGAAGTGAGTGGTTTCTTTGTTTTAGAGCAGTAAACTGTCAATCTTTTACCAATAAGCTCTTTCATTTCGCTACCCTCTAAGTTTCTACAAAGGGGCTATCAAGTAACCCCTTAAGCTACTACTCAGACTTTTCAGTCTTCTTATCGGATTTCTTACTAGTCTTCTTCTCAGCTTTCTGCTCAGGTTCCTTCTCAGAAGTTGCCTTGATAACCATATCAAGAAGCTCTGATAAGTCACTCTTCAGCAAAGTAACAGGCTGCTCATTGTAGAAGTTTTTGTCAAGATAAACTTTAAATTCTTCAATAGAAGGAAATCCAAAAATTGGTACAGGTGTCTTAATCATTGCTTAGTCTCTCCATAGGCATCTTTCAAGATTGCCTTGTTAATCATTTCAGCGATTGCAAAACGAACACATACAGCTATAATTGTAGGTTGCATTCTTTACTTACCTCTTCAAGTTTAATCTCCGAGTCCTTAAGTCGTTTCTTATGAACTCTGAATCTTAGTAGTGAGATGATGATACCAATTAAAGGGACAGCATACAAGTACCAAACATCATATACCTTTGCAGTAATCTGTGTAATGGTTAAGTCTTGAGCTATGGAACTGATTGCTGATACTGCCAGTAATGTTGCTAGGAAAAATGCCAGTACCATTACCGTACTTAAACAACCTCTGGCATGGTGTTCATGCTTAATGCACTTATTCTTTTCGTCAACAACCCTGTTGTAGTCATTTGTAAAGTCTCTGTAGAAAGCTTTCAGGTATTCTTGAGTGTAGCCTTCAAAGCAACCTGTACCGTACCAATAATCACCACCAAAATGTGCTATGATACCAGTATCCCCATTTGGTTTGGTTACTCTCAAAGAAGTATGATGGCGAGTATCCTGATAATCTATCTTATATCTTTCTTCGTAAATCATTTTCCAACCTCTCTCAATCGTTTGTTCCACTCAAGGTCAACAAGTCTTTGCAGGACTTTCCCTCTAGGTGTTACACCTTTTAAATCTGCATCGTAGCAACGGTAAAAGTCACCTTCAGCGTGTTTACCATAGCATTTTCTGATATTCTGACTTCTACGATATTGTTCTAATAGGGACAGCTTGTAGTAATCTTCAACTGTAGTTAGTTTTTTCATTCTTTCACCACGCATCTTCTTAAGAAACTAAAAAAGGGAACTACCTCTCGATAGCTCCCATCATAGTTAACATTGTATATTCGGTCAAGAGTATTTTTTAGGCAGTAATGCGCTTCTCTTGTTACTCTCTTCACTCAACAGTGCGATGAAGTCATCACCTTTGCCTTTCCACGGGCTGAATGAAGGGATATGCTCACGAATGGCTTCAATTACTGTCTTCAGTGCTGTATTTTTCATCCACCAGTCAGAATCTGCTGATGCTACAACATAGTACCCACCTTCATCAGTCAGGATTGGCTCTGAGATACATGGTGAAATCAGAGTGGTGATAATTGAACCATTGTTCATGTAGTATGTGCGCTTCATAACCTTTTCAAGAAGCTTGTGAAGGTCACCGAACAGTGTTACAAGTTCTTTATGGTCAATGTCTTTTTCGAGATTTGCTCGATACTTCAAAAGTGCAGCATCAACTTCTCTGTCATTAAACTTGAAGTACTGAACTTCCTCAACAAGACAAACACTAATGTTGTTGACATTCATAGTCAACTTACAGACTTTTGCAGGAGAGTTGATGCTTGGTTGAAAAAGTGCAACACAACCTTCAATATTTCCAAAATGTTGTACCAGTGTTACTTGTGGAGTAATATTCTGTTGCTCTTCGGACATTACAGTTTCCTCATTAAATACTTTTTAAGTTGTGTGTTAGGTTTCTCAAAAACTTCTATAGAAGATATCTTAACAGATTCACCACGCATACCAGTATGTTTGAATATGTAATACTCTAACATCCCTATGTACTTTGCTGGTAAGTCATGCTTGACATACACCGTTACAGAATCTTCAAATTCAACGACCTTTGTACCATCTTTGTAGTTAAACTCTTTAGGATGGTTGTAGTTGTCTATGTCGTACATTAAAAAGAGTCTTTTACGTTGTAAGTCAAGCTTATTTGTTAAAGACTCTTTGATATCTGAGAAGTTTTTGTACACTGTGACATGGAGCTTACTCATCGTTAAACTCTCTGACGAAGAAATAGTTGACTTTATTATTACCTACCATAAGGTCAAAGCAGGTGTTCTCAAAAGGTTTGTTGTAGGCATCATATGACGTGTACGTATCAGCTACTTGTTTGGTATTAAGCTTTTTACTTGATGGGTTTAAGAGGCCACCATACAACTTCTTGATAGCCTCTTCTACAACAGACCAGATGATTTCGTCAGTAATTTCTTCGTACAGGTCAAGTTCACGTTCTAGTGAGAAGTCACAAATAGGGAAAATAACCTGTACTTTACTCATTAGCGAATGACCTGTGTTACCTGAATAGCTTCAGTTACTGACAAATCACCAACCGTTTCTTCTTTGACGAAGGTGAAGGTAAGCTCAACAGGCTCTTGTTCTTCCTGCTCAACCGGAATACCGTTAAGCTCATCAAAGATTGATTGAGTTGTCCAGTCTTCTCCACCATCTGGATAATGGATTGCGTAAAGTGGAAACTCTAAATTATACCAAGCAAAAACAGGGCAACCATCTGCATCATCTCGGCATCTGTGGAGATATGTGTTTGTACCTTCAAAATGCAAATGGAGATTACCATTCTTCTCAAAGAGAAGAGCATCTTGCAGGTCTAGTTCCTCATTTTCGCTGTAACGACTGACATCAACTTTAACGTGGATATGACTGTTATTATTCATAAAAACCTCTCTCTGCTTGTTCGATTTTTGCTCTTAAAGTTTCGCAATGCTGTAAATGGTAGTTAGCTTCTTGTTCATGTGTTGCTAACTGCCTTTCCAGAACAGTTTTATAGTAACCTGCAAGTTGCTCTTTTGTCAATGGGTGCTCTGAAATAATATCAAGTCCACTTTCACCAAGAGGATTGAATTGTCCATGCTCATTGACATTGTAAGTCTCAAACTTGAACATGCCATTGTTCACAGACTCAATAGGTGACAGTTCAACAAGCTCTACAGTAAACCGTGTATACACCTTGTCGCCTCTTGAAACTACATTGTTTCCAATGATGCGTACAAGTGAACCGTTACGAGTGTACTTAAAAGTCCCAAAGTCACTAGCCCAAAGTTTCATAGTTTTCTCCTTAGAAAATAAAAAAGGCTCCCGAAGGAGCCTATGAAGATATTACTTTGGATATACACTGTCAAGATAAATGTCAGCTTCCATTCTTCGTCTATTTTTCAGACCGTTTGAAGTGACCTTCTGACCTTTGACTGTAACCTTGTTCCACCACTGCATAGCTTCTGCACAACCTACCTTATTACCAGCATTGTGGCGCTTGATAAATGTAGAATCCTGCATAGCTGTAATACCGATGTTGTATGTTTCACTTACAAGAGCATCGAACTCATTCTGAGAAGTAGGAACATTGATAGCTTTGTTCACTGCTGCAACAAACTTTTCAACATCTGCAAGAAGATACTGTTCAGCTTGTTCAGCCGTGATTTTCATACCCATCTTAACAGGTTTTCCGTCAATACGGATTGTACCATACCCAATTGTTGGGATTCCGGCAGAGTCTTTGTAAGCCTCTAACTTCAGACCTTCAAAGAACTTAATGGCTTCTAAACCTTTTCTTGAGAGTTGCATTATGCCTCCCCTGCTGGGTTAACTGTAACTGTTGCCGCATTAGAAGTAACAGAACCACCAGCACCAGTCACAACACAAGTGTAGCTTCCTGCATCAGCAGCAGTTGCACCTTCTTTGGTGTAAGTTGCAGCAGTTG